GTCGTCGGGACTGTTGACGTTGCTCCCGGCTCGTACACACCGATGCAGAGATAGTTGGTGGCTCCGTCGACGAACGTCCATGCGCGCACGTTGCGCCAGACGCTCGAAAACGGAATACCGGGGAAGACGACTTGGCTGGTGTCGATGTTCAGCGTCGCGAACGCGGTCGTCGTCAGCGTGCCTGCGGTGCCCTGCGTCGTGAGGTCGAGGTAGGTGTTGGCAACTGCGTTGGCGTAGGACGTGGCGATGCGCGACGTCGTGGCGGTGATGCGGATCGTCCAGTAGTCGGTCGCGAGTGCCAGCGGCGCAGGCAGCGTGCTCGACGTCGTGAAGCGCACACGCGACAAGGTAGGAATGTCACCCGACGTCGTGATCCAGTCGTTCACTGTGTCGACACCTGCGATCATCGCGGTCGTGTACGCTGTCGAGACGGCGTTGATCGTGGGCGTGCTGGCGAGGTTGCTTACCGTCCCGATCCAGACGTTGAGGACCGATGCCGACATGGTCGGCTGGTAGAAGTAAATCTCAGAGCCGGGGGTCGCGACAATGGCGTTCGACGGGAAGCAAAGCTGGTAGTTGGCCGCGTTGTCGATGGCGGGTGGGGTCGTGGCAGGCAGCCAGTTGGTGCTCAGTGTCGTCAGCGTGCCCGTGTTGCGAGCGCACATGTATGCTGGCACCGAACTCTGCAAGTCGGTGAGGGTAGCTGGAAAATCGGGAGTGCCGACGACCAAGACCCAGTCAGAGCCCATGTATGGCATCGTGGGGTAGCGCGTAATCTGCCCGACGGTCGTCAGGGTTCCGGCCTCCGTCAGCACACCAAAACTACCTGCTACTTGCCCGCTCAGGCCGTTCCCCGTTGCCAAGAACGCGGAACTCGCCTGCATCGTGAACCAACGAGAGTTCTGCGAAGGCAGAAATACCCAACCAGCCAGCGCGTTGTTGCCGTTGGTGAACATCGCAGTGCCAGTGACTGACCCCGGCGTCAGGACTCGAAAGCTGTTGTCGAAGGTGGACAACGTGTTCAAGGCGTTGTTGTTACCTGCCACGCCGTAGTAGCGGGCCTGCGATGCCGAGTAGACGAAGCTGGTGCTCTCGATGTCTTGGCCGCACGAAATCTTCGTCGAGTCGAACTGGCCTCCTGCGCCGAAAGCAGGATAGATACCGGCGCTGGCCCTCACATAGGTTCGTGGCAGACAAAGCTGACCTACTGCCTGTATCCCAACACCGGAAGCGGTAGAAGCGCCCGCAGCGGCCCAAAACGTCGGTCCCTGCGAGAACGCAATCGGCGCGAGGTTCGTCGGCGTGAACTCGACGCCCTCGATGAACAGTTTTCCGCCCACCTCGATCACGTTGTTGGCGGAACTGGAACGGATGTCGCAAAGGTAAGGCATTAGACGTACTCCACGAAGACGACGGCGTTGGAGCCGCCGTTTGCAGTGATGAGGGAAATCGTCAAGTAGTCCGTCGTCGCGACGGCCACCGAGGGCACGGTGACGTCGAGAGAGCGGTAGTCGCCGATTGCGACGGACACTGGAGACGGCAGGATGCTCGCCCCGTTACGCAGCACGTCGAACTCTGTGACGCCCGCCGAGTCCTCGCCGAGCGAGGCCCACGCCCTGATGACCGTGACGCTGTCTGGCGGATACCAGCGGGCGTTGGCGGCGAGGGGCGTGGCGAGGGCGCCGACGAAGTTTCCGGTGAGGGTCTTCGCTGCACCTGCCGCAGCAGCACCCACGATCGTTGTGCCGACGCGCTTGAGGTACTGACCGATGGCGATGCTGCCGATCGTGAGGTCAGTGCTGTCGGTGCGCAGGGCGTGGTTGTGATCGCTGCGGGCGAACGTCGACGCGCCCCCCTCGGCGTTGCCTGCGCCGATGCCCGTCGTAGGGGCTGCGGTGCCGAGGGCGTCCGGTCCTGTCGGTGCGTGGCGTGCGGCGTGAGCGGCGACGGTGACGCCGTTGTAGGTGCCGCCCGTGACGTTGCCCGAACCGTCGACGGTGACGGTCGAGTTTTTGATCACCTTGCCGGTGATGCCATCGTAGAGCGCAATCGCGCTGCTTGTTGCTGATGCAGGGCCGTTGACGTCTCCGCCACCTGCTACTGGCGCCCACGCTGTGCCTGACCAGCGCAGCACGTCGTTGGTCGCAGGTGCGGTGCTCGCGACGTTGCGGTTCTGGATCTTCGCGACCGTGGCCCCGGTGATGGGTCCGGTGAGATCCCCGCCGACGGTGACAGAGGCGTTACCAATCGTGCCTGTGAGCTGCCCACCGACCGCGTTGGCGCTGACGTTGATCGACTGGCTGCTGGCCGAGGTGATGCGGCCTTTGTTGTCGACCGCTATCTGCGGGATGGTCGTCGTTGAGCCGTAGGTACTCGCCGAGACCCCGCTCGTTGCCAGTCCGAGGGTGACGTTTCCGCCTGCACCACCATCGGTCTGCGTGAGTTCACCCACGGCAGGGGTCAGCACGCGCTCCCCAGTGAGGGTCGGGTTCGTCGAGAGGACGACATAGGTGGCGTCAACCGGGGCCGCACTGCCAACGGACGATGGCGTCCACGCCGTGCCGTTGTACGAGAGCACCTGCCCAGTCGTCGGAGCGACTGCTGCGACCGCCGTGCCGCGCAAGGCCACGACGCTCGATGCCGTGACGTTTCCGGTGACGTCACCTGAGAGGCCGACGGTGACGTTGCCGATGGTGCCCGACACCTGCCCGCCCACAGTGTGCCCGCTGACGTCGAGTGCCGTCGTCGACACGAGCGTCGTGCGCCCGTACTGGTCAACGGTGACGACGGGGATCGCGGTCGAGCTGCCGAAGGTGCCCGTGGGGTCTGGGACGAGCGGCGTCAACGCCGCGATGGTCGCTGGCGCCCAATCAGCGCCGCCCCACTGGAGTACCTGCCCGCTCGTAGGCGCGGTACTGGCGACAGAGTTTCCCTGCAGGGCCTCGACGGTGGCGTTGCCGACGGTGCCCGAGAGGTCGCCGCCGACGCTGTTGCCGCTGACGTCGAGGCTCGCGGTCGTGACGCCCGTGACATAGCCCTTGTTGTTGACGATGACGACCGGGATCGCCGTCGAAGAGCCGTAGCTACCCTGCGGGTCAGGCGAAAGCGGCGGCGTCGTGACGGCCTGTGGCTCCCATCGAGTTGCGGCAGCGTTCCATATGAGCGTGAACCCGTCTGACGGCGCTCCGTTGAAGACGTTGCGGCCCTGCAATTTCTGCACGGTGCTGGCGCCAACAGTGCCCGTGACGTCGCCGCCCATCGCCTGCCCGCTGGCATCGAGCGTGGTCGTCGACACAGAGGTCGTGCGCCCGTAGCTGTCAACGGTGACAGTCGGTACCTGCGTTGCCGACCCGTAGGTACCTGTCGGGTCAGGAACAAGCGGCGTGAGCGACGCGAGTGTCGTCGGGGACCATGCGGTCCCGCTCCATACAAGCGCCTGACCTGCTGCTGGAGCAGTGGCCGCGACAGAGCGGTTGCGAATCGCGTTGACGGTCGCCAACGTGATTGGACCCGTGAGGTCACCCCCTACAGTGACCGATGCGTTACCGACGGTGCCTGTCAGTTGTCCGCCGACGGCGTTGCCGCTGACGTTGATCGAAGTAGTCGAGGCGAGCGTGAGCTGGCCCTTGGTATTGACCGTGATGACGGGGATGGCGGTGCTGCCGCCGTAGCTGCCTGAGACGACGCCCGTGGAATCCAGTTTTGCCGACGTAACCGCGCCGTCGTCGATGGCTGATGTACCAACGGCGTTGGGCGCGATGGTTGGATTCGGGTACGTCCCGGTGAGGGAGCCTCCCATTGCCGTCGCGAGACTGATAGTCGGCGTTGCTCCTCCTGAAGAGTGCAGCGGTTCCGACACCACGATGGCAGTGACGGCTTCGGATCCAACGATGCTGTTGAGAGACCGGGCTAGAAATTTACCATCGGCAATTGTGCCGATATCAAGCAGCTGTGTGCCTGTGACGTTGATTATCTTCTTAGCAGCAGGTTGGAATGTCATCGGTATTCCATGAAGTAAAACAAGGGTGGCCTCCCAGCAGCCACCCTTGTCTGCTTGCTATCAGTTTTCTTAGACGACGAACCAGTTGGACCCGTCGCTGATCACGGTCACCGAGTCGAACTGCACGAGCAGCGCGTAGCTGGCCGAGCCGTCGATGGTCTGACCCGACGCGGCTGCGACGGAGCAGGCGTTCGCCGAGTCGTCGCTGCGCTTGACGAGGATCTTGCGACCCCGGTTCATCGCAGCCTGCGGCAAGGTGATCACCACAGACGAAGCGGCGGCGCTGGCAATCACGACGTCAGCCGCGAGGCTGACCGACGCGCTGGCCGACGCGATCTGCACGGGCGAGAGGCGGCTGGAGATCATGAGCGCGCTTTCCTGACGGAAAGACGACGTCACGAAACCAGTCGCTTCGACAACGAAGGACACGGTGTTGACCGTCGTCGCCGAACTGCCGCAGGAGACGGTGTAGACCGCTTCCGAGGCCAGCAGCGAACCAAGCTGGTTGCCGGGGACCGCCGACGTCGTCATCGGGATACGACGAGCAGACGGAACCTCAGGATGCGCGCCGGAGTCGGTGCCGAAGTAGAAGAAGTACTTCAGACCAGCCGTGAGCACGGTGGACGGGTTGGTGACCAACACGCGACGGCTTTTCGCGAAGCCGGGGAGGGCGTCGCCAGTGCCAGTCGGCATCGTGTAGATGCTGAAGAACGGGCGCTGGGCGCTCGCCACAGAATCCATCGTCACAACCGCGTAGCCGCTCAGACCACCCAGCGTCGCCGGGGTACGGGTACCGTCAAACAGGTACCAGTTGATCTTGCTGCTCGCGACGGCGTTTTTGAAGTGCCAGCCCGAACGACCCGAAGGATCGATCGAGCCGGGTTCGCCATCGGCATAGACGCCGGGGGTATTCTCATACACCGGCATCGTGTCGACGTAGGTTTCGAGAGACAGAGCCCGAGCCGCGAGGGCAAGGTAGCCCGCTTCACGCGATGCTGTCTCTGATGCAAGGCTCAACGTCAGCGCAGCGTCGCCATCGGCGCGAGCGACGGCCTCGTCGTCGATACGGACGCTGAGAGCGACATCGGCCACGAGCCGATCATTGACCTCACCGTCGATGCGACCGCCGAGCGCGGTATCAGCAGAAGCGCGGGTACCCGCTTCGCTGGTGATGCGCGTATCGAGGGCGCTATCCGCAGAGGTGCGAGCAGAAGCCTCTGAGGTCACGCGGGTGTCGAGGGCGCTGTCCGCAGCGACGCGGGCAGTTTCCTCGGACGCGATGCTGGACTGCAACACGCCGTCGGCAGACGAACGAGCCGTGGCCTCGTTGTCGATGGCGGTTTGCAGAGCAGCATCGGCAGACGAACGAGCCGATGTTTCGCCGTCTACGCGCACGCCGAGAGCGGTATCGGCAGTCGAACGAGCCAATGTTTCGGATTCGACCGCAGTTTGCAGCGCGGAGTCACCAGCGATGCGCGCAGCGACTTCGGTGTCGATGCGAACACCAAGGGCAACATCCGCAGCCAGACGAGCAGCGGTTTCCGCAACGTCAGCGGCCAGACGAGCGGCGGTTTCAACAGCAAGATCCGCCGAGGCCGAGGAGGCCAAAGACGAGATCGCGCCGTTGATGTTCCCGTCAGCAGTCTGGAACGCAGCAACAATCTCCGTCAGCGAGTCGAGCGCAGTCACGTCGAGGTTGCTCAGGACGTTGTCGATCCGAACGCCCAAGGCGTCGTCGGCAGCCAGACGGGCAGCGGCTTCACCACTGACCGCAGACACCCGAAGAGCAGCTTCGGCATTGACCGCAGCTTGCAGAGCGATGTCGGCAGAAGCGCGGGTAGCGGCTTCCGAGTCGACCGCAGCTTGCAGATCCACATCGCCAGCGACACGCAGGGCAATCTCACCATCGACGCGCAGGCCGAGAGCGACATCGCCAGCAGCGCGATCCACGACTTCAGCGGCGATGGCCGAGTTGATCGTGGTATCGGCAGTTTCGCGGGCACTGACTTCGTCGTCGATGCGGACACCGAGGGCCAAGTCAGCTGCGCCACGAGCAGAAGCCTCAGTGTCGATCCGACCACCAAGGGCAACGTCACCCGAGGCGCGCGAGGCGGACTCGGTGTCGATGCGGGTGTTGATCGAGACGTCAGCAGCCTGACGGTCGCTGACTTCGGTCGAGACCCGACCGTCGAGGGCAATGTCAGCAGCCGAACGGGTGGTAGCTTCGGCGGTCACGGCAGCGGCACGAGCCGAGGCTTCACCGTCGATACGCACACCGAGAGCGGTATCGGCACCGGCGCGCGAGGTCGCTTCGCTGGTGAGGTTGCTCTGAAGCAGAGAATCAGCCTCGCCGCGAGCCGTGGCTTCTTCACTGAGGGAGAGGCTCAGGGCGTCGTCAGCCGCTTCGCGGGCATTCATTTCCGCGAGGATGTCGTTCGCGCGTGAGGCAGCTTCCGCCATGATCGCAGCGACGCGGTCGCTGATCTCTTGGTTCAGGTCGCTGCGCAGGTCGCTGTCGCCTTGAGTACGGGCCAGAATCTCAGCGGTCAGGTCGGTGCTGGCGGCGCTCGACAAGGCCGTGATGGCTCCCTGAAGATTGCTGTCGGCGTTCTGGAAAGCCAGCACCAGCTCGGCCAGCGAGTTGAGCGCCGTGCCGTCGGTGTTGCTCAACAGGTTGTTGATCTGGCTCTGGAGGCCAGCGATGTCGCCGCTGATGATCGCCGAAACGGCGTCATCGACGTACTTCTTGGTCGACGCCATGCTGTCGGACGTCGGGGTGACGAGCGAGAGCTTGGACTGGGTGATCACACCGTCGGACAGCTGGCTGTTGCCAATCTGCGCGGCCTTGATCACGTTCCCCATACGTTGAAGGACAAGACCTTCAGGCAGGGTGGAGATGTTGAGAACTTCGGTGGCGTTGTCGGCTGCCTTCAGCTTCGCAACGTATGGCTTGAACGTCATCTCGTACTCCTAGACTGATTGTTGAATGAAAGGGCTGACCGTTGACCAACAGGCTTTGATTTTGCAGCGCGGGATTGGGCATCTGACCTACTCAGATAATGAACCAGTCCCCGCTGTCCTTCTGAACAGTGGCGCTTTCCCACTGAGTAATGAGTTTTATTGAAACTTTCGCATCAACTGTTCCCACTGAAGGCAATAAAACCACGCTGTTGAGTGATATATCGACTTTCTTTATGTTGAAGATCGATCCGATGCTGCCGTCCAAAGTGACTGTTGTTTCCCCAGCCGAGGCGTCCACAAGAATTGTAAAATCGTTTGGAAGAGTAGTCGTGTCTGCAGCGACGCTACGAATAGCGTTTGAACCCCCGCCACTGACCGCGACAGTGCTCGCCGCTGTGACCCGTCCATCGACGTCGATGGTGACGACCGGAATCTGCGTAGCGGAACCATATGGTCCTGCCACAACGCCAGTGGACTGAAGCTGTGTCGGGCCTACTGCGTTGGCAGCGATGGTCGGGTTTGGGTACGTCCCTGCAAGGGATCCTCCCGCTGGTCCGGTAGGAGAGCCACCGCCTCCACCGCCAAGTGGCAACCAAGCCGTCCCGTCCCAGACGTACATGACGAGCGGGGAGCGGGTGACACGGGTGTCGCCAAGCTGGTTGTCAACGGACGGAAGGTCAGACGCCTGATAGACCGTCGGACGCCAGTTCTGGCCCAGCGGCCACGCCGGGACCAGCTCGTTGAGGTCGCCGGGTGCCGGAATTATCTCGACGGTCAGTTTTCCAGCCGCCAACATTTGTTGAAGGCCCATCATGTTCCCCATCTCGACAGGGGAACGGGACACGGAAATTGGTCGTCCAGACCGCAGCGTCACGTAGAGATCCCTGAGCCAGAGATCCTCCGTCGATATGTTCGTGATGCGGAGCTGAGACATTGTGCAGGTGTCCTCAGTTGAAGTATCTGGGGCTTCTACTACGATCGCAACTTTGCTGTGCTACCGTTTTCGAGTCCGGTGCGGTACCGGGAAGCAACTAGGGACACCATGAGCTACAAAGCCGACTTCTCTCGCTTCGCTGGGCTGTCAACCCTTCCCGGTCTTCCTTCGCTCGAAGAAGGTATGAAGGACGAGGCGTACCGCGAGGGGCGGGATGCGGGCGCCGCTGTCGTTCAAGTGCTGATCAAGGGGTGGGCCAAGGCTCCAAAAGAGAACACGAAGACGGCTTGGATGCCAGTCGTCGACAAGTATGCAGGCGTTCAAGAATTTTCCAAGGACCCCGAGTGGCTCCGGGGCTTCCAGTCCTCGCTGGTTGGCCACTTCGGGAAGCCGATCAAGATCACCAATGAGTCGTCCGACGAAGCCGACGTCGCGAAAGTCATCCTTCAGCAGATGGGTGGCTTCGGTCGGCTGAAGGCGATGATCGGCGCAAAGAACTTCTCAAAAACTGACAACAGCCTGACGTTCCAGTGGCCGAGCAAGCAGCGGTCGACTGGCAACGCCCTCAAGGTCACGCTGAAGGGCGACGACACCTACGACATGGAGTTCTTCAACGGCCCGAAGTCCGTGAAGAAGTACGACGGGGTCTACAATGACCAGCTGAAGAGCATCTTCGAGAAGCAAACTGGACTCTACCTCACCATGAGCGCAGCGACCACGGGAGAGCCGCTCGCGGAGGCATCTGAGGTCGAGAGCAAGGACGACCTCCCGGCTTATGCGCAGCACAACGTGAAGCGCGTCGAGAAGATGTTCGGTGTGAAGTACAGCACGGCGTGGGAGGGCGGCAACGGCATCATCCTCGTGTTCGCCCTCCAGAACCCTCCTCGGATTGTGAAGGAGACGCTGAAGTCGCTGGCCGACTTGGCGGACTTCCGCTGGGTGGAGTTCAACGCGAACGACATCTCCATCGGCTGCTGACTGAGTTCAACCCCTTCCCGTCTGAGGTACACTGTGAGCGTCTCCAGCAAAATGCATCATCTCCTCGACAAGGCACCGCTACGTGCAGAGTCGAGGGAAGACGACGACAAGAAGGTGATCATCAAGACGCTCCTCGCTGCCTTCAAGAAAGGTGGCTACGACGAGATGATGACGGCTGCCTACACGCTCGAAGGTCACGGCATCTCGAAGCAGATGCTGTCGAGTCTCTTGCTAGGGATGACCCGTACTGGCGAGTTGGGAGGCGTGTCCGTCCGGTTGACAGCCGACGAGAAGTGGCTGATCGACCAGTACGCCTACGACATCCGTGAGTGGGTCGTGCCCGTCGCCCGCGCTATTGCCCAAGGAGCGATGGCTGTGGCGAAGTCCCCGGCAGGCCGCGCCGCCCTCGCGTCAGCGGGAGAGTTTGCAGCGAAGGCTGTCGGTCGTGCCATCAAGCAAAAGGTGGATGCAAAGCAGCTCTCCCCCGACAAGTACCACGATGAGCATGGGCAGTGCCCTGATGGGTTCCGGCGCAACAGGGCTGGCACCAAGTGTGTGCCTGTGGGGAAAACCGAGTCCTCCTCCCTCAAAGCTGACGTCGAAGAGAACGCCTTCCACCACGGCACCATCCGCCAGTGGCAAAACGGGCGCCACATGAAGAACGGCGCAAACTGGGAGCGCATCAAGACCGGGCGACCGCAGCAGCACGCGTCGAAGATGCCTACCGTCTTCGACGTCGTTCAGGGGAACGTCCCTCCTGACGCCCTCGGTCCTCCCATCGCGTCCATGCCATCCATCGGCGTCGTCGGTGCGTCGGTACCTGAGATGTCCGTCAGCGAGGCGACCTTGATCCTTCAGGCCCAGCTTGAAGGTGAGGAGCACTTCGACGAGGACATCATGAAGATGGTGTTCGGCGTCTTGCGGAAGGTGACCGGGCGGAAGGAGCCATTGACGATCAAGGCTGCAACACCATCAGGCGTCACCCCCATCAACGTCTACCAGCAGCTTCGGAAGTCCAAGCGCACCCGTATGGCGGAGCGTTGAACATGAAGTCCCGCACTACCCCCAGCGCCAAAGTGCTCACGTCGATCGGTGTGATCGTCGTCGATATCCTCGATGAAAAGACGACGAAGAGAGACCAAGGCGACCAGCCTCCGTCAGACATGACAATTTCCAACCTCAAGCAGGTCATCCGCGACGCTGAGGAGATCCTTGCCAACATCGATCCCAACACGGAACTGATGGGATGGGCGGAGGACAAGATCACGCAAGCCAAGGTCGCCGTCGACAGCGTCAAGAACTACGTCCTGAACGACTTCGTCGAGGAGTCGCGCATCGACGAGAAGATTCAGCCTCCCACATCTCCGAAGGGTCGAGCGGCCTTCAGCGCGAGCCTCGGCGGATGGTCGAAGGCAGCCTCGAAGGTTGCAGGCTCCTACAAAGACAAGCTGATGCAGGCGAACCCGAGAGAGATCGAAGACCAAGCGCTCCTTGGGGCCGACCTCGCCTCAGTGTCGAAGCTCCTTGCGGTGATTGCGGACCGGGCGGAGCGCCTCAAGAAGTAGGGATGGCCTCGTCAGTTTTCCCTGTCTTCTTCGCGCGCCGCTTCTTGGGCGCGTCTTCAATTTCAGTGTCCTCGCCGGTGTTCAGGTCGTCCGGCGGCGTTCCTGCGGGGACTTTCAAGCCGTCCGTCAGGCCGAAGTGGTACAGGCGCCCCCAGAGGTGCCAACCGCTGGAGAAGCCTGCTTTCTCGGCGGCAGCCGCGTAGGAACCACCTGTGCGAAGGACTCCGAGTGCCACGTTCACTCGAAGCATCGCGTTCTCGTAGCGGTTCTTGTGCAGACACTCGCGAGAGCAGAACTGCGCTCGCAAGGTCTGGCAGATCTTCCCGCACGTGAGACACGCCGAACGGTCAGCAGCCCCGCGCCCTCGTCCTCGTGTTGGCACTCCCGCAACAGCCAGCGTCTTGCGGACCCACTCGTGCGAACGATTGAGTGCCCCAGCGACCTCGCGAAGGTCTTTCCCGAGACCGTACAGCGTGACGGCCTGTTCTTGGATCGGAGTGAGCATCTCTTCCTGTAGCTGTTACAGGACTGTTGTGTAACAGTAAGAGCACGCAGTCAACTGCGGAGGCAAGCGTGAACCCATCCCCGAACCAAATCGTGCTGACGAGCAGATCCTACGGTGGGGATCTGCTTTGGGAAGCGTGGCGGATGTCCGTCGAGGGCTTCAGGTGTGTTGCTGCCGGTCTTGATGTGGCTCAAGTGTTGAAAGACGCTCGGATGGAGAAGAGATGAACGCAAGCGAGTCAGGTGCGGCCCTGCTGCGAGGACGCCGGATGCAAACGGGCAAGTGCCCAGACCACGGGATCGTCCTTGTCACGAAGGGCGACATGGTCGAAGGGGAGCAGGTCGTCGGTCGGGTCTACAGGTGCCCGAAGGACGGGTGCGAGTTCGAGGCGGTCGCTCGCAGCGGGTCTCGGCTGATGAAGCTGCTGCGCTAGGCTGCGCGGGTCTCTTCGGAAGAAGAGGGTGAGGACAATTCGGCAACACGGGCCCGATGCGCGCGCTTCATTTCAAGAGCGCGTTCAAGTTCCTGCATGGCGAGGTCAATAGCGGTCTTGACACGGCTGTCGTTGCTGGGTGCAGCAGAGACGGTGACCTTCTGACTGACTGGGCGAGCGACACTGACTTGGGAAACAGCAGTCTCAGCAGAGTCGGTGCTGAAGTTCCAGCGGGTCGCTACGTCCATGTTGCACCTCTTCAGGTCGAGTCTTCAAGAATTGCGCGACGGTTGCAACCGTCTCGACACTTCTACGCCTGTGTCAAGACCGACCCTTGCCATTGGTCAAAGCGTGACGCTCCAGTTTGTCAACACTACCGACCAGTCGCTCCAGCAGGGAATTTGATTCTGAACCCAACGCGGTCTGCTCCTTGACCACCGCAAGCAGCTTCTCCGCCATGCGTTCCGTGTCGGCGACCCTCTTGCTCTGGTCGTCCCCGCGTGCCTTCTCGGCAGCAGCGACAAGAGCTGCCTGCGCAACGACCTGCGTGTGCAGTTCGTTGTTGTTTCGCCACAGGAAAACGACAGCGATCATAGGGGCCACGATGAGGAGGCCCGCAACGCCGTAGGTCTTCATGATCAGAGCGAGCAGTTCCTCAGGCATTGGCGATCCTCCTGACTGAACAAGACTAGCGAACGGGGTCAGGAACGCGAATCCGTTGTGTTGGAGGACGAAAGGTGTCTCTCCGACTTCATGGAGTTCAGGTGCCGCTGGAGCCTCTCCGCCTTGACGGCGAAGCCGCTGACGGCGTTGCACGCATCTTCGAGGTAGAGGGTCGATATTTCGTGCAGGATCTTTGCTGTTTTTTCGTCCAATTGAACATTCTCAAAGCGAGAGTGATCAGGGAAGTCGTTGAAGACTGCCTGCAGCACGCGCAACCACTCGTGCAGGTCATCGTTCCAAGCCTCCAACGGAGGCTTCGGCTTCGCCGACGGCTTCAGGAAATTCCAGAACGAAGCGATCCACCGAAACATCATGTCCCTGAAGTAACAGGCCGAGTCTTTCTTTCAGAGGAACTTTTGCGGATGTGGCACGGCACACACAAGGTCTGATAGGTGTCCACTCCACCCGATGACTCCCCGACAGCGACCCCTCCGCCCTGCGAGACCGGCACCATATGGTCTGCCTCCCACAGAGCGAGGTGCCTCGACTGATGAGCTGGGAACCCTCTCTCCACGCCGACCCGCTCTCGCTCCTCCAAGGAGAGGTCAAACAGACGCCGACGGAGGGCGAGCGTGTCGAGCTGGCAGCTTGCGCAGAAGCCCTTGTCTCGCAGGAAGACTTGGGACCGCAGGTACGCGGTGTCGCTCCGTAGCCGCCACTCGTGGACGCAATTCGGACCGCAATAGGTGCGCTGGGGTGGAAAGACTTCGTGGGCACACCAGCGGCACAAACGCCCACCGTGGGCTCCTCGTTTTGATGGTGGGGCGTCGGCGGAGGTCAGACGGCGTGTCGTGCTCAAGGTCGCCTTCCGCAACACAAGCAAATGACCCCAGTGACACTGATCGTCCAAGGGCCTGAGCATCGAAGGCACCGAGGGGCCTGAACCACAGGTTTTGCAGGCTTGGGGCGTGACCACAGGACCGGCCCCGCAGCAGTCCGCTCCCGAATGATGATGCTGCGCAGGTCCATCCACGCGAGGGTGTTGCTCAGAACAGCAAGGGAAAACTCAGGAATCAGCGTCCGCAGTTCTCGCACCGTCATCGGGCGCTTGAGGACTGCGGTGATACGCGCCGCCCACACCTGCCAACGCGGGTCGTCCGACGCGGGGATATGCTCCTCCGCCAACCGAGATGGATGCGCTTTTTTTCGTTCCTCGACCATGTAGAAAAGGTTCTACACAGACTGAAGGTTTGCAAACAGCAGTCCATTCGCAAACTCTCGTAAGTTCATGTTTGTGGCACGTCGATCGTCACCATCCCGGCAGGGACTTCGGACGGAGGCATCTCCTCCTCGCTGAGAGAGTCCATGATGTGCATCGTCCATGAGCGGATGTCGGCCATCCCTTGCGGGGGAGCTTCGGCGAGCGTCTTGATGAACCCTGCCTCCCCTTCGGTGATGAGCCTGATGGCCCACAGGACCGCGACAGGGATCGGGGCGATGAGGGGAGGGTACCCGCGCTGCTTCGAGAGCCGGAGGGCCTCCTCGATCGCCTCAAGGTCGAACGCCTGCGTGTTTATGCGAGCAACAGTCTTCTCTCCGGCCTCAGACGAACAGTTCGAGGGCTGGGAGACCGCGAAGTAGGTGCGGCACGGCGTGGGGCGCACGGCGTAGATGGAGCAGGACCGTTGCCCATCAAGGAAGACACACGGAGTGTTCGTGTTGAAGTGCGCAGTCCGGTCGTACTGGAGCTTCTGGGTCGCGTTGTAGAGGTTCCGCGAGATTGCGCCGAGGGCCTGAGGCGGAAGCTGCAGCAGGGTTTCCGCGATGGCGATGGCTTCGGGGAGGCTGATGAAGATCATCAGGTTGCAGCAGTGCGAGCACCCCTTGCGACAGGTGGTGCCGTTCTCAGTTGCCAACTTCTGGATCGCCGGTTCCTGCTCCTCGTAGAGCTTCAGCATCCGGTGGCCCAACCTCTTCGCGTCCTTGTCCTGCATCTGTGTCTCCTGTCGTTGCCGCTTTCGGCGTCCGTGGTTTGCGAGGTCGCTTCTCTGTCGACTTCGGATTTCGCACTTCACTCGGGGTGGAGGCAAGCACTTCCACTCGTCCTGACGCACGCTTTCCGAGGTGGTACCCGTGCCACACCATCCACGCGTAGGACGTGCTGTCCGTCTGCCCATCTGGCGTGAAGGAGGGCCTGTCGGGGATGACGTAGACGTCTGGGCAGTCGCCGGTGAGCCACAAGCTGCGCTCGGCGCCAGACAGGTAGTTCAAGCGAAGCAGGAAGCAGACGCTGGTCGCATGCTGACGAGCGACGTGCAGGAATTCCGTCGCCAGCGAGAACGGTGGATTGGAGATGATGACGTCGAAGGGAGTCGTCGGAAGGGGCGTCGTGCAGAAGTTCCCGATGAGAGGCGCGCGACCCGTCAGGAGATGCAGGGCCGAGGCGTGTTCGGCGTTCACCTCAGATGCCGTCCAGCGGACCTTGGAGCCGTAGGCCGGATGCGCGCTGGTGGCCTCAATGAGAGCGCCCGCTCCAGCTCCCGCATCAAGCCAATTCCCCACCGGGAGGACTTGCTTGTCGAGAAGCCGGGCGAGCACCCAAGGCGGGGTCGGGTAGGACTCGTGGGGCGATCGGGCCCCGCCACGCTTCGTGCTGCTCATGGCGGGGTCGTAACACGCTTCTTGGAAAACTCAGCCCCGTCCCATCCGGGCGAGAATCTCGTCGAGGCGAGCATCGAGGTCGCCCGGTTCGGCGCTCGCGGCAAGGGGTTTGACCAAGCGGAGCTTGGGCTGCTTCTTCTTCCCGCTGCCCACGACCTGCGTCCACGAGCCGTCCTTGTCCTTCTGCCAGACTGTGCCGTCCTTGCGGGTGGACCTGTCGCCGACTTTGGCCCCTCGGTTCTTGGCCTTGAAGGACTGCTGCTGGGCCTGCTGCTTCCAACCCTTGGGGCGGGTGCCCTTCGGAGTGTTCTTCGTGGTCTGGTCTGAGGACGTCGAGGCGTGACCCCGGTCGTACCCGCTCTGATTGGCCGCAGCCACGGAGTTCTTGAACGCGCTCCAGCGGTCCTTCGCTCCTTTGACCTTCCCTTGAGCCTTCCCGATCTGGTGGGCAACAGTTCGGACCAGCTTGCCGACCTTGCCGAAGAAGTCTTTCTCATCGAGAGAGAAGCCCTCGTCGGACTCGGACATCTCGATGAGCACGTCAGCGTACTCCTCCAGCGAGTCGACCTCTATGTCGATGTTGTGCTCGGCGAGGATGAGTTCAGCCTGCGTGAAGCTTCTGACCAGCTCGGCCTCGTCGAGGTGGAGGAGGATCGCGTCCATCTGCAAGTTCACGTCTGCGTTCATGATGCGGCCTCTGGTGGATCTTCTGAACAGGAACGGATCAGCGACTCTTCCGGGCTTTGACGGCCATCTTCTGGAGCTTCATGCGGCCCTTCGCGACGTCGCCCTTGCCCATCTTCTTGGCGCCGATCCACGCCGCGAGACCTTCAGGGCTGGTGGCACCCTTCTTCTTGAGCTGGCCGACGAGCTTCTTGAATTTGCTCATTGCCTTCTCGTGCAGGTCACCGTCTTCGCACTGGCAGGACTCGTCGATGCCCTCTTCGATCGACTCGTACATATCGTCGGCGCACGCTTCGCAGAGCATCTCGCCGTCTTCACCCTCGATGATTTCTTCTTCCTCCAGCTCGCAGCCGCAGTTTTCGCACATGTCCATGCCTTCGAGACGGAGGCGCATGACTTCGAGGTTGTGAGCAATTCCGGGCAGCATTGAGAACTCCTGTAGTGAGGGGATGGTCAGGTGGAGAGCAGGTCACGCATGCGATTGGAGATCGAGGACATCTCCTCGGTCTTACTTCCTGCAGCGCGAAGACCGATCCAGAACGCGAGCCGCTGGGGGTCGCGAACACCCGGATTCTTCGCCAGCTTCTTGGCGAGCTTGTCGCGCTCCGGTGTCCTCGCAGTCGAGAAGGGGCCGACCTTCTTTGGAGGAGGCATCTTCGACTGCTTGACAGCTTTCACCTCGGAGATGCGCTTGTCGTTGCCACGCACGCTGCCGTCCACGCCCGCCATGCGGCGCATCTCAGCAGCGAACCAAGAGCCGGGCTCCTTGGTCTCTTGCTTCAGCGCGGGAATCTGGGTGGCGACAACGACGAAGCCGCCTGCATCCATCTCGGCAGTGAATGCTTCGGGACCATACAGTCCGTCGAGGGTCTTCTGCACCGCAGCGAGGACGGGGTCAGCGTAGTCGCGAAGCCAGTCGTCGGTCGACTTCGGGGCGACTCCTGCCATGCTGCCTGCACCTGCGACGGGGAAACGAGTGCCACTGACGACGAAGTCATCGTGAGAGCGCCGACCTTCAGGGTCAAGAACGACGACCATGATGCCGTCCTCGTCTTGGCTCGTTGCCTCAACGACGCCTGCAGGAGTCTTCAGGCCGTCAAGAGCCTTGACCATCCCATCAAGCGACGGAGTCTCATCGTGCGACTCACCCATCGACACCGACTGGTCGAGCCAGTCGAAGATGCGGGCCGGGTCGCCGAGCATCTCGTCGTCGAAGCCCATGCGGGGGCTGCTCTTGTAGAGCAGCTTGCCGTCCCGCCTGAACTCGCCTGTCACCGTGTAGAGACCCATCGCAGGGTTGAACTCAATGAACAGCTGAATGACCGGACCATTCTCTTCGCCAGACGCTGCCTTCTCAGGGACGAAGCGAGCAAGGAGACGAACAGTCCCCTTGATCTCAACAGGGTCCGCCAGACGCCACTCCCGGCCAAACACGTCGGACAGGTACTCCTCGTAGTCGGGCGCGTAGCGCGCCACGAGCCGTGCAGTGCCCAACTTTTCCAGCGTGTGTTGGTCGATGTACATCCAGCCCTCATCTGCAGTTCAGATGACCGAACCTAGCAGATTTTCACAGGTCGTCACGCAGAACGCGTCAATCGCCCGGCTGTTCCACGAACGGAGCAACGGTCTCGTCGCCTGCGATCCCAATGATCTCGTCCGCTGCGATCCAACCCACGAGGCTCTTGTCCTTCAGCTTGTAGGTCCAGCCGAAAGGAAGACGGAAGAACATGATGCGGTCCCCCTCCTTGAGGGCCGTCTTCGCAAGGGGCCCGATCGAGAGCACTGTGCCGGTGACGAGCACCTGCGAGCCGAGCCGCTGCCCATAAGCAGCAGCATGGTCGGGCGGGAGGTAGATGCCGCTCGCGGTCCGGTCAGGAAGCACGTCGGTACGCAGGAAAACTCGGGATCCGATGGCGACCACGCGGTGGCCGACCTCGTCCCACGTCGCTTTGATGAATTCGGCAGTCGTCTGGGTCGGGGCAGGCATCGTCTCAGTCATGTGTCTCCTCAAAGGGCCCGAGGGCCGTCCGTTTTCGTACCAGTAGCCCATCTATTGTCAGATCGGTAGGCATCTGCGCGAGCCGTCAGCGCGTCCATCGCAGCCTCGATCGTGATCAGCAGCTCCTTGTTCCCCGGAAGTCCGGCGAGAAGGCGCTTCTGAGCCACGAGCAGGTCTGCCTGCGAATTGTAGAAGGCTACCGGGGTCGTCAGGTGCCTCATGACAGAGGACGCCGCGTCGAAGACCGCGAAGGCGTTCCCTTTCATGGCAACCGAGTCGACACCGTCTGCAAGCACCTTTGTGGGAGGTGTCGGGGTGCGTTTGAGGGCTTTCTTAGCCATGCGGCCTCCTGTTGGAAGCTCAGTAACAGCTCCCCCCGCCTCTATTTCAGTGGGACGGAAGGGTCGTAACCCAGATGCGAAGCTTGTTCGGGATCTCTTTGGGCTTCAAGTCGTGGATCGGGAAGGCATCCTTGCCGGGCCAACCTTGTCTGCTCACATGAACGAGTCCGCCTGACACTGAGAAAACTACTCCGACGAGCGCTGGGTTGGTCCGGTCGACCACCTTGTCCCCGGGTCGGGGGACGTCGTCCGAGAGGATCACATGGGCCGGGGGGACTGCCGATGTTCGACGTCGGCAGTTGCACCCCATGTCAGCCCTTCGTGGACTTCTGCAGGAAGGCCATCACGGCTTCCAGCTCCGTCGCCGACTCGGCCATCATTTCGAGGATGCGGCTGGCGTTGTCGCAGGCAGCCTTGACCTTGCGGTCGAGCGTCTTGTCCTCCGCGAACTCGGCGAACTTCTCGCTGGCTTCATCCGCTCGCTGCGACAAGGACGTGGTGAAGGCGACGACCTCGCGGGACCACTGGAAGACTTTGGGTGAGACGGGGTCGAGAGCAGTCTCGCGGAGCTTGGTTCCTGTGTGCGAGATGCCAGCAAGGCGACGCATCTTGTCCATCGAGGACTCGTCGACGGTCGAGTGGCGACGGCGAAGCCCGTCTGGGGCGTCTTCGAGACCGGACTTTGCCTCCGGGCGAAGAAGCTTCTCGTAGAAGTCCGGGTGCCAATCCACCTTCGACTCATCCTTGCGAGCGGCCTTCAGGAGCTTCTCGTAGGAAGCGAGCTTCTTCTTGGCGTCTGGCTCCGCCTCGTGCTCCTTCTCCTTCGCCCTGCCTGCGGAGGTGAGCTTCATCGTGCCGGGTTCAAGGTACCCGTTCTTCTGGAGCTGCGAGACGCAGATGGCGAACGCCCTCTCGGTGTCGCCGTCCTTTGCAGCAACAGCAGCGACACAGTGGCGAACGAGGTCGGGGGTTCCACGGTCCATCGGCACGGCAGGCTCCTACTTGAGATGTTCGATCAGGTTGTCGAGCTGCTCGATGGCGTAGTCGAGGTCGCCCGGGTAGCCGAAGCTGAGAGGCTTCTTGGCTTGTTCCATCGCGTGTTTGGCAAGGAGGGCTTCGATCTCCCGAAGCCGCTTGTCGACGACGACCCGCTTCGCGGCGTAGGCATCTGAGGCCGACATCTTGCCCTTCGGGGGAAGGCTCGGGGTAACGCTCTTTGCAACTGCGCTGCCGCTGGCTTCAAGCACCTTGTTCATACGGTCGGCGACAGACATCGGGAACCTCAGATGGGTGGCGTAGCGGGTTTTTGCAGGACTCGAAACGGAAACCGGACCATATGGCCCCTAGCGGTCATCCGACAGGTAGTCGGCCTTCGCACAGTCAACCGAGTCGACCGATTTTCTCAAGTCGAGGTAGATGACGGCGACCTTGGGAGGCGTCGAGTCAAACTCGTAGATGATGTCGACGGGCGACGTCGACGACACCTCAGGTTGGGTGTACGAGGCCGAGAGGGTCGAGGAGGACTTCATAGCCAACCCTTGTCGTTGCCCGATGCGAGGCGCTTCCGCTTGACCTTCTCGACAAGGTCCATCGCCTTCGTGAGGATCTTGATGTCGCGGCTGTTCCCGCCCTTGGCGAACTTGTGAATGGCTTCGGTCCACGTCGCGAGCAGAACCTTGTCGGTCTCCTCGTCGTGGCGCCCAAGGTCGCGGGTGGCCACCATGAGGTAGTAGTGCGTGTGCGACATCGAGCCTTCAGCGAGGCCGAGGTAGCCGCCCGGGATGATGCGTGCGACGATGCCGATCTCTTCTTCGACCTCGCGAAGCGCGGCTTGCTCCTGCGTTTCACCCTTGTCGATGCGGCCCTTGGCGAAGGCCCACGGTCCGAAGTTGCCGGATGGCTTTCGGATGTAGACGTGGTCGAGGTCGTCGACGCCTCCGAGGACAACGCCTCCTGCCGAGATCCACTTCTCTGGCTTCTTGTACTCGGGCTTCTCAGGCTTCAGTCCAGAAGACCCGTCCGGTCCGACGCCCTTGGATGAGTCATCGCTCTTGGACGACTTGGAACTGGACCAGCTCGACTTGGAGGACTTCTCTGCAGGGACGCCGAACCACGACTTCGCGGGCTTGTCGGACGTCGGTTTGTCGCCGCCCGAAGCCTTGATGACCTTGCCGTCGGGCCCGACCTTGAAGATCGCCTCCAGCTGTTCCAGATCTTCCTTGAAAGTCATCACCAAGCCTCGATTTCCAAGCGACCTGCCTCGGTGAAGATGGCCGCTTCGTTGCTCCACCCAGACCGAAGCCTACCGCTGATCGTTTTTGCAGCCACGCCGCTGAACGTACTCCAATCCTTCAGACAACGTAACTCCCCGCGAGCCTCCAGAAAACGGACTTTGCGGGTGTTCCTCCGTTGTTCCGCGCGCGTCGCCCAACGCACGTTCCCCGGCGCGTAGTTCCCGTTGACGTCAATACGGTCCAACGAAAACTCAGGCCCCGGTTTCGGGCCTACGCTCTGCAGGAAGTTTCGGAAGCCGCTCGGACCTCGCCACTCTTCAGCCACGACGATGCCCCGCCCGCCGTAGTAGTGGAAGGCAGGCTCAGACTTACAGTAGCAGCGGCTCTGCATGCCATACCAAGTGTTGTGTTCAGCAGACCTTCGTGTCGTCCCGCGTGCCGGGTCTGTTTCACTGCACGCTCGGGCGGCGGTCGGCTTCCAGACGGCGTCTGCGGCGGTCCATCCTTTGCTCAAGCGAGCGTAGATGGTCCCCGCCGCCACACCACTCAAGTGGGACCACGCACCGACAGACCTCGTCTGGCCGGAGACAGTTAGGCGCAAGGAGCTTCGCTTGTTTAGCGCCTGCTCCGCTCGAAGCACCCAACGAACATTCGCGGACTCGTAGTGACCGTTCGGGTCGATGCGATCCAGCGAGTAGGCAGGCGACGGGCGTCGACCCACGGCCACCACGAATCGTGTGAGTCCCCCTCTACCGACCCACTCCGCGCAAACCCGGATTCCACGTCCCCCGTACCAAGGGTAGTTCGACGCGCGAGGATTCTGGCAGCGGGTGATCACCCCACTGAGCACCTTCCGCTCGTGGTGAAAAGTAGTAGTTATTTCAAGCACTTACCCTCACCAAGCCTCGATTCTGAACGCCGCTCCTGCGCCGCGCACAGCAATACCAGCCTCGTAACGGTTCCGGTACGTGAATGACTCGCTCGCGAGGATCCGCCCATGCACGTTCGTTCCATCGAACGAGTATTCCAGAGCAGCTCCGCCGTCGTTGCAGATGCGGATGTTGCCCGACCAGAGCATCGGGTGAACGATTGGTGGGGCGGTGGTCCCGGTTCCAGTGGGGGTCAGCGGGTTCACCACAGGAGCGTTGCTCCCGTAGGGGACGTTCGGTGCAGGGGTGAGTGGGTTTGCGCCCGCGCCGTCGAGGAACATGAAGGCGTTGGCGTCAAACGCAGCAGCTGCGACACCGCTGGTGAAGAAGCGGATCGAGCGGATGCCGCTGGGGACGCGAGGGGGCCAAGATGGGGGGAACGGCATGGGCTACTCCTACGGAGACTTCAAGACAACGCCGATGGCTTGGGCGAGAAGTTGAGCGACGTTCATACCACGTTCGGCAGCCTCTGCGTTCAGTGCAATGAAGGTGACCTCTGGAATGGCGATGAACACCACGTTGCCGGTGGGATCCCCTCCAGTCAGAGGGTTCTCTTGAGGCTTCATGTAGCTGATGGCTCGGGGTGACGTCATTCAGCCCTCCTGCGCTTTGAGCATTTGGGCGGCAGTCATCGCGGTCGGGCGAAACCCGGAGGGGGACATCGCAGTTTTCTTCTTGTGAGGAAGCACGGTGTACTTCCAGCGCGCGGCCAGACTGAGGATGTCGAAGTCCTCCGGGGTCAGCTCGCCACCGGGGATGCCGGTCTCCATGAACGCGGACCGGATGGCTGTGTCGGGGGATACGTCAGGGTTCTTCTCAAAGAACGCTTCGGTCGCATCCCAGACCTGTCGCGCGGATTTCGTGCGCCACGGCCAGCTGGGGCCGGATGGCCCACCGAGGTCGCGCAGCATTTCAGGGAGGGTGCTCATCTTGCTGTTGGTGGCTTTCTGAAGAAGCTGTTGTAGCCGAAGAAGGAGGTGCCCGCGATGACCTTCCCGCCCAGAGTCGCCTCTGCCATCGAGTCCGTTCGGCCCGGGAACGACACGACCTGATTGAACTGTGGAATCTGCGCGAAAGCAAGGCTGACGCTCGCCAAACGAGGGTTTCCCGACGGGAAGAACTTCTCCCAAGTGACGTCGCAAGAGGTCATCACACACAGGATCGAGTCTGCGTCCTGAGATGTGAAGTTGTTCTCGCCTCCAGCCAGACCGATGCCGCTCTGGGGGAGGTTCAGCTTCAACTTTGCCGGAGGAATGGTTCGTTGCTTCGCAGAGTCGTATTTGGGCAGCATGTACTGTCGGAGCCACACGACCGCTGAACGGACGTCGACGTTGCGCTCTCCTTGCCCGGAGCTTTTCAGGCGCTCCTTGGCTGCGTTCGCGGCAAAGGCCCCGACGTCAGTCACCAGCAGCGCGAGGTCAATGTCTGAGGAAAACTGAGCGGTGAACGAGATGGTCCGCTCACCGGATGCGACCCACTGGTAGACGGGGAGACTCCCACCGGGAATCTCCTTGCTCTGCCAGTTGACCGCTTTGTTGTCGGAGATGGTCTCAGGGAAGTACTGGAACGCCTGCGCTGTGTCCGGCTCGTCGGTGTCCGGCTTCAACGAGATGAGCGTGGCCATGCTGCGCTTCTCAGAGAGCAGGCCGGGCCCGAGGGCCGTCGCAAGTCCGACCAGTCCAGCCACATCTCACCTCGTCGTTGGTTCAGCCGCCAGAGACGTCGGACCCGGTTGGGATGTAGTGCGGGTGCTGCACGGGAGCCTTCGCACCGTTGGGCAAGCGGTACTTCCCGCTCTTGCGGCCCTTCTCGTACTTCTTCGTGTACGCGGCCTTGCCCTTCCACATCTTGACGGTCTTCTTCTGGCCCTTCTTGATGCCCTGCGCGGGAACATCCTTCAACGCAGTGCAGACCTGCTCGGCCTCGGTGCCGGTACAAGTCCAGATGCCTTTGGCTGAACGCGTCTTCTTCGACGGAGCGTTCTGGCCGATCTTGGAGTAGTTGTAGAAGGGGCTGGTCTTCTTCTTGCCGGGTCCACCGCCGCCAGTGACGGGCTTCTTTCCGTCGCCCTTCTTCTTTTCCTTGCCGAGTGCTGCCTTGGCGCGCGCCTTGGCCTTCTCCGAAGCCTCGTAGAGGGGGTGCGGGGTGATCATCTCGCGGAGTTCGGCCACGAGTTTGCTGAACGACTTGTTCTCGTCCATGTCCTCCTCGTCCTCTTCTTCTTCCTCCTCCTCACCCTCGTTCTCGCCTTCTTCTTCCTCGTCCTCGTCGGCGTCAGTCTCTCCTTGACCTTGGTCGTCAGTCGCAGCCTTGGCGACCTTCTTCTCGGCGATGCCGACCAGCGATCCGAGCGCCACCCAGCCCTTGTTGAGGGTCTGTATCTGGCAGTCGTCGGTGAGCTGCTGGTCGGAGCGCAAGAAGGACTCGTGAACGCCGTCACTCCACTCCAGAGTGACCCACGGCATCGAGATCTTCTTGATCTTCCCGGTCTTGCCGTCGATGCGGCGGATGTTGGCCCCAGCGAGTACGTTCACGTCGATCATCTCGGTCACTCCTTCGTTCCGCTCGAACTGGCCGAGCATTTTTTGAGCCCATGTGCGACCGGGGTCTCCGCCCCAAAGTCCCCACGCGATTCTTCCGGCACTCGGGTACCCCTCGTCACCGGAGTAGAAGCCTGCTCCTTGTTTGTCGACCTCATGGCGAGCGAAAAAACTCACCATGCGCTTCACGGTCGACGGACTCAGGGACTTCCGGTTTGCGAGGTCTCTGGCGCGAGCAACGCCGATGGATGTTCCGCCCCTCTTGAACTCACGACGCAATTCAAGCGCCTGAGCAGCTTCTTTTGCGACGGGAGCAGGGGGCGTGAGGTCCATGACAAAGCCACTCTATGGGAGATATTTTGGTTCTACCACCCCAGCATCCCACGAAACAGAGTCAAAACGAAAAGCGCCGACCACTCGACCCTCGAAGCTTGGGTCGCGCGTCAGCACTCCTCGGATGTCCCCGCTCATGTCTGCGTTCCGCAGCAGGACATTCGAGACGACGCCGGAGGGCTGGAGCACGAGGATGGCGTAGGCACTGGGAGCAGCAGCTTTGCGCAAGTTGGCCTTGGCCAACAAGGCGCCAGACGGGGCCAGCAGCGCACACAGCGCAGGCCACGTGAGCGAGAGAGGATCAGCGTCCTTCTGCGGTACCAGCCAACCATCTCGAATTTTGCAGGGCGTGATCAGAAAACTGGCCACGGTCCTCCTCAGAGACTGAAAATCCGGGTCGAACCATATGGTCCGCCCGGAGTTCCGTCGGGACACCTACCCGTCAGCGCTCAGAGAGAGGCGCCGAGTTCGTCTTCGGCATCGGTGGTGTTGGCATCAGCAACGAAGGCGAGGCTGATGTCACCGGCCTGAACCATGCGCGCCCAGTCGTCGGCGGGGAGCATGGGCTGCTGCATCTGCACGCGGACGTTGAAGTCACGAGCGTGGACAGCGAGGGTGCGCGAGGCAGCGACAGCGAGGGGGCCGTTCGCCTCGAAGGGGTGCGGGAGGCCGTCGAGGACGTCGCCACCGACGGCGTCGAGGGACACACCGCCGCCACCGACGGCAGGACGGTTCAGGATCTTGGTCGAGAGATTCGCGACAGTGAGCAAAGCCATTGATGCCTCCAGTTGAACAGGTGCGGGCCCGGAAGCCCCTAGCCTAGATGGCGGGAGCATCGGGCGTCAAACAGGTTCCCGCAAGGGCTCAGTCCCCAGCGGTCGCTATGACGATGTCCACGTCCACCGCCGCCGGGTCCGTGTTGATGATCTGCAAGCTCGTCAGCGACTTCGCCGACATCAGGAACGTCGACTCGGCAGCGGTTCCCACCGGAGCCACGTCCAGCGCGGTTCCGCCGTTCAGGGCGACCCCCACAGACGTCAAGGTCAGGGTCGGGTCGGACGGGATGATGCGAAGCATCAGGAACACCGCCGCCGAGATGGAGTCCAAGGGGAGGATGACCGTCGCCCCTGCCAGCACCCGAGTTTTCCAGACACCCCCTTCGTTGGGGTCGTCCGACGTGACCGAGAGGCACACGTTCCCGAGGTCTTTTGAGTCAGCAGGGCTCGACGAGATGGAGACGGTGACGTTGTAGCGAAGACGAATGGACACGGAGGGCTCCTAGTTACCTGTGACAACAATCATAATGTGTCTGTTGACCCACAGTGGATTGACGTTGAAATCCAACCAAGCAGATGTACTGAAGTCGTAGGCTTCAATGTAGAACCCAGAAGCATCCGGCGAGTTCACCCTGAGCATTGTAGGTGCGACGCCGTTGATTCCAGCCTTTTCCATCCAAGTCGCACTGACCTCCATTTCCGCAATCCCTGAGTCAAGGGCGAACACATGGGTCAGGTTTACTCGAAGAGAGTCGGCGAAGGGTCCAGCTGACTGGACGACAAGAGTTCCGATCCCGAATGACCCTGCGAGCGCCACCCAGCCACCCAGAGTACGAATAAGCACTCCTCGGGCTTTTACGATGTTTCTCCGGGTGACATTGTTGTCGATGTAGGTCGTGGCCCTTGGCTGAAAACTATTTGCATCCACCAGTGCGGCAGTGGCAGAGATCAACTGCGCCGTGTTCACCCGAAAGATTCCAGACGCTGGCAGCGTGAAGTTGGCATCTCGCGCCGAAGTGACTAGGAAATCACCGTTCCCACTGACGGAACCTGTATTGATGCTGACGTCATCAGCCGCTGTGATGAAGATGTCGCTGCCTAAGACTCCGGTAGCAGAGAGAATGAGGCTTCCTGCGATCGGAGCGGGGGGCGTGCCTGTTGCCACGACAACCCCTCCTGATGCAGACCGGAGCAGTGCATCCCCTGTAGAGGCCGCGATGTCGATGTCGATCGCTTCGACGACCGCTGCAGGCAGTATAGCGGACCCGATGTTGACGGTGGTGAGGGCTGAGATCAAGAGCGCGTTCATCGGCGCGTTCGGTGGCTGCCCACCGGCGAAGATGCTGACCCCGCCCACGCCGAGTTCGCTGCCGATCATCGTGTCCCCTGTGAACACAGGCGGCAAAGCGGTGCCCGACCAAACAAGCGCTCCGGTAGCGCCGATCAGAGATGCACTGTTGCTGAAGGACTGAATCGTGATCGGTCCGGTGTCGGTGATCACCTCGACGTACCCTGTCGTCGCCGCTTCGATGGTGACGTCACCCGACGACGTCTGCATGTAGAGCGGGGAGACGCCTGCATTGAGGGAGATCCTTCCTCCGGTCTGATACAATCCGCCGTCGATGCTCACCTTGGCGCTGAAAGGATTGAGCACCGTGTTGACGAGAAGGGTGTCGACGACGCGGACGTTCTTCGTGGCACGACCCAGCGTCACCTCGGTGGCGTTCACAGGACCAATTGCGATGGGCCCTGAGTTCACAGGGGCGGGGGCGTCGAGGCTGCTCGCGAAGACGGTGCCGATGTTCGTTGACCCGAGGACCGTCAAGTCCTGCTCGACGATCTCGTTTCCCTCCACGCGGAAAGTGTGGCCTGCCCCCGGCACCGAGGAGGAGAGCACCGTCTCCCCCGAGCCGTAGGTCAGATCCGCGTACTCTGCGCCGGGGAACGCATCTTCGTAGAGCCGGACCTTCGTGTGGTGAGACTCCCCGGAAATCTCAGGGATGGCGTCCGTGGCCGGACCGTGCTGCTCCAGCTGGAGGTCGACGTCGGCGATGTCGAAGATCGGCGCGTTGACCCCGACCGTCGTGTACGACACCGCCGAGCATTGGACGAAGACTTCTTTGACGACGGCTGCAGTAGTGGTGACTGCGGGGAGTTGGACGGTCGTGGAGTACGTCTCCCACACACCGACAACCGTCGAGTCCAGCTGCAAAGTCACAGTCGTGATTGTCACCCCAGCGGCATCCGTGATGGTCGCCGACAAGACAGGGTTCCCCACACTCGGAACGACGGAAGGGCGGAACGCGACAGTCAGGCGCAGGCGCCGGTTGGTCGGGACAGGGAGGCCAATCTTCTGAAGCAGGGTACCGCTGACGCTGCCGAGGCCAGCCGCGTTCTTTCGAGCCCGGAAGGCCAGATTGAAACCAGACGGAGCCAGCACCGCGCTCGATGCGATGTAGGTCATCGCGGTGAGGGATGCCGAGTCCCAGAAGTCAGGGAGGCCGACGAGATCGTGAGTGAGGTACGGGGCGCCGTTGCGAACAACAGACACCATCGGCGTCGCGTCTCGACCCCTCGACAGGAACGGAAAACTGCGGTCGTCGATGTTGATGTTCGCTGCCGGAATGAGTCCTGCCGCCGGAACAACAACCTTCGCGAGCACGCACGAAGTCGCCGGGACAGTCTCCGTCCCGAGGTCGTAGATGTTGACCGTTCCCGTCGTGTCGGCAGGGAAGGCGTAGTGAAGGTCGACGCAGACAGCGACCGTCTTGGAGGCGTAGGCGCTCAGGTCCAAGTCGATGGTTCCCGCGACATGAACGCTGACGCTGGTGGTTGGATTGAGGTCGCTGACGGCGACGGCAGAGCTTCGACCAGATGGGTCTGTCGCAAGCTCGATGTGCAACGGGGTGCCAGACACCTGAGGGTTGAAGCCCTCGTAGACGCCCGCAGACACGATCCCCCGGAACTGCTGGTTCAGGGACTCAGAAATGTACGGCGCGCGGAAGCGAACCGTAATTTCCTGACTGGTGAAGCTGTACCCGGAAGTTGGCATGGAGAACTCGTACCTTGGAGAGCCAAGGAGGGAAAGTCACGGGAGGAGGACGTAGATAGGGGCAGCGTTCGCAGGCAGGGTGTCGTCGATGAGGCGGGTCACGCGCTCGAAGGCTTGGTCGTTCGCCAAAGCTCCTTCCGAGAGCAGCTTGGCGGTCTTGGTGAGTTCGACGATCACCCGGTAGGTCGCGCAGATGTTGCAGTCGAGGACGATGTTGCAGATGTAGGTGAAGGCCACCGGCCCTACGACCGGAGGGACCGTTGACTGCGTCGTGACCGTGTAGACGGCGTTCGGGTAGGTCGTCGCGATCTGCGGGACCGCATCCAAGTCGACGTAAGGGACGAGCACGGGCGCCCCGAGGGAGACGAGCGTGGGTGGAGCATCGAGGAAACGAATGTTCCCAGCGCTGTCAGTGAACTTCCAGTCCCCTCCGGTGTAGACCGAGATGTCGTCACCTACGATGGTCAACGTGTGGACGTTGAGCACCGAGGAGATGCTGAGAATCACCGATCCGCCCGAGGCTGACAAGGCATCCGGATTCACTGCGGTGGAACCGACGATGATGGGCTCAACGTCGCACATGACGTCGATGCCGGGACGATTGAACGCCGTCCGAAGCAGGATGTCAGCCATGACCGCGACGTAGTCGAGGTCGACGTCGTCCATCCGAGGGAAGGTCGGAACGACAGTCGTGAAAAGCTGCCCAATGGACGAAGTCAGCAGCCCGTTGTTGGGCTCGACGTAGTTCCAGTTTTCAATCGGCCCGAGGTTGGCCCCTATGGATGGCTGGAGGAGGCGAACCACTGTGGGCGAGATGACCGACCCGATGATCCAGAAGTTGTCGTTCACCGGGGCAACAGAGGCGGAGTTCCCCGTGTTGAGCACGCGACCGACGTCTGAGGCCACGAAGCTCTGGGTCGGATCGCTGAATTCAGCGAAGCCCGCGTTGTTCGTGATGGTGCCTGCGACCCGACTGCGGCCCGGGTCGCCGACGTAGATGTAGTTGAAACCCGCCGATGTCGACGTCCCCGGAGCTGCGACCACTGTGAAGAGCGGCAGCACGTTGGCGTCAAAGCCAGACAGGTGAGCGACGTCGATGACCGACGCAGCGGTTCCCTTCACTGCGATCCACTGGGAGACCTGCCTCACCCAAGCACGCTGGCGGTCGTCAACCTGTTGGGTGTCCACCTCGATGCCGAAGTCCCGCGCGAAGATGTCGAGCAGGGCCTGTGCGTGGATCTGTACCTCGCAGTCGAGCGGGTTCAGACGGGTCGGGTCCGGTCGGATGATTGGAGCGGAACGGATCTCCCAGTAGCAGATCGCTGGGTCCGCTCGGAGGAAGGCTTTCACGAAGGCCCGGTCTCCGGCGGAGTTCACCCCCATGATCTCGTAGCAGCCGTCGTTGCCGAGGGAGGAGCCGTGGATCGATAACAGTTTTCCGATGTCCGTAGGCTCGAACGACGCCGCTGGGGAGAAAACCCGAGTGGTCGTCGGAGTCGGGTGCAGCGGGTCGGGGCCCGAATTCGGCAGGACTTCGAGGTCGAAGTTCTCGTTGCTGACCACCCCGAGGGGCAGCCCACCCCTCAGCGTGATGCGCGCGAACGGACGAACGGCCCAGAAGAACGGCCCGTCGGTCTCTGGGAGGCGAAGTCCTTTGATGGGGGCCCGGTCGAACGCGGCCACGGTCGTCTCCACACCGGGAGTGACGGTGCGATACACCTCGACGTACTTCACGATGGTCGGGTTCAGCCCGATCGCCGTGACGATGTCAGAGGGGATCGTCGTGATGCTCGACCCTGCATCGGTGGCCAGCCGCACCGTGATGTCGAAGCGCTCTTGAGAGATGGCGTCCGACTGGAACGAGACGACAAGTGGGAGGTTCGGAAGCGCCTCGTAGGTGTGCTGGATGGTGACAAGCCGGTCGGCGGTGGTGCGGTAGGCGTAGGTGATCTTCCCGAAGGGGTCTTTGAGAGCCCCGGGAACGACAAGGCGCCCGACGACAGCACGTCCCGCCTCGACATCGCCGATCTCGGTGAGCACCGACGCCCCATCCGAAAGGGGGCCGAGGAAGATCAGCTTCCCGATGTCCGTCTGCGTGAACACGTAGGACGGAGAGCCGACGGTGCCTGCGGCATCAACCTCTCCGTCGTTGAATTCGCGCTCATTGAGCTGCTGGTTGTTGAGGACAGACTGGTAGTACATCTGGCGCGTCAGCACGGAGAACTGCTTCGCGCCGTCGAACACCTGCCAGCCGATCTCCACGAGACGGGGGTCGCCACCCCGAATCTCGATCTCGACCTCGTCGACAGGAATCTCGACCGCCGGGCGCATCTCCCAGCGCACCGGCCCGGCGTCCACAGCGATCAGAGGGTCGGTGAAGACTTCCTTCTCGTTGATGAATCCCGAGATGGTGAATGTCTGCTGGTTGTTCGTCTGAACTGACGAACGTCGGATTATGATTTGTTTGCCGATATCCGCAGGGGAGAAGCGGGTGGTTCGGTCCTGCGCCGTGAAGGTGCCGGACGAGAAAACGCGGGCCTGTGCCCCTGTCTGCTCGATCGCCCCTGTGGGGATGATCTGCTTCCCGAGCGTGAGGAACTCGAAGTCCGACCACGCCGTCCGCACGAGAAAAGGGTCGCGGAGGTCACCAAACTGGCGGATGTGCTCGCGAAGGTTGTCGAAGGACGGGAACAGCCCCTCCTGAAGACGCTCCAGCAGGCGACCGTTGTCGGCGTCAACCTTCTGATAGACCTGCGGAATCGTGTCGAAGAGGACGTTGCGCGCCCAATCCGCCTGCCCTGTAGGGCTCTGTCCAAAAGGTCCACTTCCGAATCCACCCACTGCAAACCTCCATCGGATCCGAAGTACCCTACTACCGAGCGTTCCTCTGGACTACTGCGGGTCCGTATGGTCCTCAAAATCAGAGAGGCAGGAAGGTCACACCGGGTTGAACGACAAAGGAGCTGCGGGGGACGACGTTGTACCGCTCTGAGGACGCTGTGATGAGCCAGACGTCGAACGCGAGCGTGCAGGGCGCGATGCCCTGCGTGTCCGCCGGAACGAAGTAGAACTCAGCGATTCCTTGACGCGGGATCGTGATGGCCGCTTCACTGGGGACGTTCGACCGCTTCTGGATTGTGGGTAGGTCGTCGCTCAGGGCCTGTTTGACCGTGAGGATCACTCGACCCCCCGTGATGTCGTAGGGCGTGCCGTCCGGCTTTGTGACGGCCATCTGGAGCTTCTTGGTCGTGCCCCGGATGATCGTCAGGCTGTTCGCAGGCAGAAGCAGCGGCTGCATGGAGGCTCCAGTCAGTCACTTCTCGCGAGGAACCCACCCCTCGGCGAGCTGGGAAATGACATCCACAACGTAGCAGAATCCTGCCGAAGCGAACGCCCAGATTGCTGCAGGACCGAAGGTGGCTGCCAACGCTTCAGGAAGAGGCATCGAGGGGCTCACGGGCAGCCCATAGATGACCCGGGACAAGACCCACCCCATCCACCCAGCGTGGAAGCCAGTGCAGTACGAGCACGAGAGCATCCGGTCGAAGAAGTTCACCTTGCGGAGCACGTCGACCTTGTTCATCAAGCCGAAGCACAGGCCGTAGCAGAGCAACAGGTCGATCAGAGCAGGCATCAGAGCTTCTCCTCGGAAACAGTTTTCTTCCGGCGGGACGTTCCGGCGGGGGCAGCCCGGCGGGACGTGACCGTCGGCGCGACACGGCTGGTGTCGATGGGGACCAACCGACAGCAGGCCGTAGCCGCGCTCTTGGCAAAGATCTCGACGGTGTCAGGCTGGTCGTCGCCGTCGCAGTCGAAGCCGAGATGCAGCTTGTGCGTGTTGAGGGCCGCGAAGATCAGGTCGCGTTCCTCCTTCATGGAGTCGGAGATGTTCACCAAGCCATGCTGCCGCAGGATCTCAACCTGCAGCAGCCGCCTGACGGCTTCCCCGAGTCCCATCTCCATAGTTTTTGAGACGTGCTTCTCGGTGTCGGTCACTGAAACCTACTTTGTTCGAGTGAAGCTGCGGAATTCGTTGTTGTAGCTGTAGATGAAGTCGCCGTTGAAGTTCAGGCCGGTGGCGATGCCTGCGGCCTTGATGGCCTCCTCGAACTGCTTGCGAGCGGCTTGAACATTTGCTTGGAGCAGGATCGACTCTTGGTGAGCCTTCTCCGTGTGAGCGCCGAGGTTCAGGAGAAGCTGGTGCAGCTGCCGTTCGGTGGGGAGGATGAGGTCCAGCTGGGCTTGGTCGACCGGAGTCGACTCACCAACGGCGAGGGTGATCGCCTTGGGTGGGTTGGTGACGGTCTCGGTGGCTTCAGAGACTTCGGGGGCGATGGGAGTTTCAGACAACATGTGATCTCCAGCAGAGGGGTGCGTGTCCATACCAGACTACGCCTAAGTCAACCTCACACAATCGTAGTCCCCTTGATCGACAAGGCAACCGAAGCAGTGAGGAACAAGGGGCTGCTGTACGCAGAGGCGTCATCGACGATGCCGACTTCGGTCACGACGGTACCCGGTGCGAAGCCGGTGACGTTATTCGTGAGCTTCCCTGAGGTGAGAGAGACGTAGACCGGGTCGCCTGCGGCCAAGGTCAGTCCAGCAATGAAGTTCGCAGTTGCGTAGCTGGCGATCGGTTGCACCTTCCCGACTCCGGGCCCACCTACGGTGTGGACGATTCCGACTGCGCGTGCGGTTCCAATCACCGTTGCGTTCGCGGACGATGCGACGCCGTTCCCTGAAATTCGTGCAACGTCTCCAAGAGTCAGGAGCGACGTGTCGAGCGTCAGCAGAGTGGTTCCTCCGCCTGCGGAAGGTGCAGAAACCCATGCCGCACCTGTGGAGGTGAGCACGTTCCCCACGGCACCGGGCACCGCCAAGCCTGTCCCTCCGTTCGCAACAGGCACAATGCCTGTCAGCGAGATAATCGGCGATGCGCCACCGCTCGAATTGATAGGAGCCAAGGCCGTGACAGCGGTCACACCGCCACCTCCGCCCGGGGCGTCGATGATGGGCAGTGCGTCACCGTCGTTCAGCACTTGGCCGTTGCGCCAGTACAGTTTGTTCTGACGCCGTCGGAAAAGAACGAAGGTGCTGTCGACCTCAGACGGAGGCAGCACGTCCGCCGACGCGAGAACAAGGGTGACAGGGGCTTGCGGGGATGGCTGGAAAAGGACGTACCCGAGCGCACCGTCGTTCACGACCGTCGTCAGGTTCCCTGCGGGGATGGTCTCCGCATAGCCAGACTGCGAGGAGTTCAGGACGATGGGCAGCGCCCACGTCACCGTGTTGAGGGTCGCGTCCCATGAGATGACCCCGCCGCCCGACAGGATGATGTTCTTCTCGTCGTGCAGCGCGAAGACCGAGGCGTCCTCAGCCCGAACCATGTCCTCAAAAGACGAGTACCAAGGATCCTCGCCATCGCGAGGATACGGCCACTGCATGCGAGGACTGGTGGACATGCGATGCTCGTTTCGGTCGCCTAGACGGCGGAAGGACCAGTGTAGAGGACGGAGGTTACAACGAAGGAGTCCTTGGTCACGACCTCGCTGTCGAGGATGATGAGGTTGCCGAAGGAATCCAGCTTCGTCGTGAGGGGGATGACCGGGCTGTCCGCTGTCAGGTACCCGACGATGATCGGGTTCACGAAGGCCACTCCTGCAACCGTCAGCGCACCATCAGTGATCTCGGAACGGTACAGCGAACTACCGAACAGTCGATTCTTGAGCAGGTTGTCCAGAACCGACTCGACTGCAAGCCGAGCCACTTGCTCGCTGAAGCCGGGGCGGACGCCAATCTGGACATCGAGGATGGCGTAGATCAGGGACCGCTCTCCCGAGACAACCTGCACTGTCTGCGTCACTGCTTTCCGGGCGTCGAGGTAGGTCTGCAGGCTCAGTTTGAGACCGAGGCTGGGGGCGACGTAGAAGCCGCTCGCGTCCCGAGTGAGGATCGGGACCGTGACGAGGTTCGCAGAGCAGTTCGCGGACAGGATCGCATCCACGTGGGCTTCGATCTCGTCGAGCGTCCCATTGACGGTCCCGACACCAATCCCACCGGGCTCGAAGGGGAACACCGCTGCCGTGATGGCTGGCGAGACGACCGTGTCGATGTTGATGACCGCCGCATCGGATGCGACGACCGCATTGGTCTGTGCCAGCAGGATGGAGTCGGGAGTCGTTGGGGCGAGGCCGACTGCAAGCAAGTCGTCTTGCACGTCTCCGCAGGACACCACAGACGAGTCGATCTGCGACTGCATCGTCACGAGGTCGATGTTGATGTTCGTGAAGAGCGCTTGCAAAGCTGTTTTGGTCGCCGATGTGAGTTGGTCTGTTGCGGCAACCGGGATGGGCCCGAGCGTGACCAGCCCATCGTTGCAACGGCTGCTCGCAAGGACCGCGCGATTGCTGGCGGAGTTCAGAGTCGAGATCGTGGTGGTGATGGTTCCCGTTGCACCCGTGTTGAGGACACCGATGTCCGCGATGCCCGTCGTGATCGTGAGATTCGCAGCCGTGATGGTCGCTGTGTCCACGCCCAGCGCCAGCAGCTGTGCGTCCACCGTGGTCGCCACTGGAGCCACGATGTTGCGGACGTCCTGCAGGAGGCTCTGGAGTTCAAGGTCGCTATCGGCGGAGCGGGTCGAGTACGCCTGTGACGCAGCCACACGCCCGAAGAGAGGGTCAGCAAACGCCGAGGAGAGGGCCACGTAGTCGCTGCGGGTCACCGCAACTTGGCGGCTCTTGTAGACCTGCCCCGCGAGGTACTTCGCTCGTTCAAGCGACTCTGGATTGTCTCCACCGACCGCACCTTCAGGGTTCGTGATGGACAAGGCGATGGTCTGAAAACTGACGACGAGCGGCTTGGCAACCTTCGTGATGGTGTTCGCAGTCACCTGCCCAGCAAGCCCTGTGGCGGCGATGTAGGTGACAGCGATTGTGGAGTTCGGCCCGGGAATATCGGTCTGCGCGACCGTGCCGTCCCCGAAGCGGATCGTCGTCGGGTCGTCGCTATAGCCGACCTCGAAGAACTGCCCACCTGTGACGGGGAGGAAGTCAGCCTCCGCGTAGGGGGCACCGTTGACGAGAACAGACACAGACCCCTGCACCACGTTCTTCCCTGACGGGACGTTGCGGAGGTTGAAGACTTGGCTTGCAGTACCATCGCCAACGAACGACTCAGAGCGGCTCTCCCCTTCGTAGATCGGGATAGTCTGCGGGGAGTTCTGCCGAGGGGCGAACGTCACAGCCTCTGCGCTCTCGAAGATCAGGTTGTTGGGGCCCAGAAACTGGAAGCCAACTGGGATCGTGACTGTGAAGTTGACAGGGTTCGATATGCTGACGACGACGTCGGTGGAGGAGCTGACGGCGCCTCCCATCTTGTAGCCGAGCTGCCTTGTAAGGCGCGACACAGCCTTCCGAGTCTGCGCCGTGTCGAGGTACGAGTCGGAGGCACGGCGGTCGAGATAGAACGCAAGGGAGTCGAGGCCATACGCCGAGATGTCCAGCAGCATGATGGCGAGGCTGGAGAGGGCAAAGTCGTTGAACTCAGCAGCAAACTTCGTCTGAAGCTCAGAGCGCAGGTCATCGAAGATCGTCGGGAAGTCGAGCCCGGCGTACTGAACTTTGTTGAGAGCGGCGACCGCTGTTGTCGAGTTCGCCATACGAGAACCTGCTTCCTTGATGGTCGGACTGTTCTACGGGGCGGCTGTCGGAATGGCGACTGGGAAAGCGCCAGTAGTCCCTGTGGCGACCACTGTGTACTCGATCAGGATGGTCACAAATGCGTCGTCGCGAGTGAAGGAGATGTTGTCGAGCCGAGCCCGAGGCTCCCATCGAGCGATCGTCGTTGAAATTTCAGACCTGATAATCTGCGTTAGAATGTCATCGTTGTTCTCGAAGACGTACTGCTGCATGTCGCACCCGAATTGAGGGCGCATCGGACGCTCGCCTCGCTGAGTCTGCAGGATCTGCTGCAGAGACATCCGGACGAGGTCGTCATCGAAGGTGGCAGCGGGAAGACTCTGGGAGCCCTTCTGGAAGGGGAAAGCCACGCCTCTGTAGAACGCCATCAGGGCCATATGGTCCGCCTCCTTGGGTACTGCATCCTAGACGTATCTGCTCGTTCACACCACCGGCCCGATGATGGGCGGGCCAGATGGCTGTGGAAACGTGACGAGCGTGCTCAAGGTGGCAGTGTGGAGCGCAGTGGCAACGGCTGTCGCGTAGACCTCGGCGGGATTCGGCACCACCAAGAGAGCCGTCAGGATGGGCAGCATGGCGGGGGCGAGGACAGGGGGAGCTGCCACACCGGGGAGTGGGACGCCTGCGAAGATGGCACCGGTCCAAAAGAGGGTGATCATCGAGACGAAGCCTGCAGCGACCACCGGAGGAGCCCCGGGCAGCACCGCAAAAGCCGACCCGAGGGCCACGTCCATCGTGACCACACCGGGGCCCGGAGTCACCAGCGGGAAACCAAGGGAAGAGGCGGCGGCGGCATACTCGCGGTAGGCCGACGCGACCCGACTGGCTGCGGTGAACGCATCCGGAGGCTTGTCCGTGGTCGACAGCTTGAGCAGGGCGTTGAAAAGAACCGAAGGGTCAAGAGGCACAGTTCACTTGACCTTCACGACTGTCGACAGCAACGCCGGGGTTGCAGGAGCGACTGGAGGGCTGGAGGGCCCAACGCCGGTCGCGTGGGTGTGCGTGTTGAGCCACGTCAAAAGCTGCTGCCCGAGCACTGCGGGTTCTGTCGGAAGGTTCCCAAGGTTCACGGCGGCGGCTTTGGCGGAAAACTCGGATGCCCCGTCGATCACGACTTTCTGGGTGGTCTTGATGGTCACCCCGCCTGCGTCGATGGTGATCGTGTTCGAGTTGTCCTTGTCCGTGATGGTGATCTTCTTCCCCACCGTGTCGATGACGACCGACGACTCATTCGCTGCCTGCAGCTTGACCGCGCCGTCCTTGGTGAACTGGAGGAAGGCGTTTTTTCCGTCCCGAGCTGCACTGGCAGGGTCGACAGGTTGCGCCGTTGGCTTGCGCCACGTCAGCGTCACGTCCTCGGAACCGCTCTCGTCGTTGAGGACGAAGGAGTGGCCCATGCGGGTCACGAAGCCTCGACGGGTGGGAACCGAGCCGTCCGCCGCCGGGTAGCCAAGCTCAGGTGGCAGCTTTCCTTGTGCTGAGAAGCCTCCGAAGTAGATGGGTCTGCCGGTCAGCCGCCCTCGTGGGTAGGCGATCCACACGACGTCGCCGATTTCAGGGGGCCAGAACCACCCTCGGTCCGGTCCGCCGCCTGCGAACGCCGGGTACGCCCAGATGTCCGGGGGAGAATCGTTGCCGACTTCCTCACACAAGACTTGGATGCGACCCTGCTTCGTCGGGTCCGCCACCGACGTCACGCGCGCCAAGTAGGTGCCGTAGAACACATGGTGCGGTTCAAGACCGTAGTTCTGTAGCCACTCGTAGAAGCTCTGAAAGTTCATGCGATACCCACGTCACGTGGAATCACCACGATCGGGTCCAGCATCTGCAGCTGAGATTCGGTTCCAGATCCGCTCGAAATTGGTGCGGTTTCGTTCACCGCCTTGGGCGAGATCTTGTCGAGGATGGCTTGCACCATGAGCTGGCTGTTCTGGATGAGTGTGAGCGATGTTGTGAACCCTGAGGCCGACATGGAGTGCTTCAAGGCATGGCAGATGTACTTGCCATCGATGCGCTTGGAGCCGATATTTACCTGATACACTTCGCCCGGAAACACCTCCGGAACACCGATTGTTTCAATTTCAAGCTGGAGGCCGACCGAATTTGAGAGTGAGGTCATCCCAGCGAGTTGGTCGAGGGCGCTCTTCTCAAGAGGAGTATCGTCGTCGGGAACCGGAGCCGTAGTCTTCGACTGCTTGTTCGAGTCGTTGTCAACGCCTGTCTGAGAGTCATCTCCTCCCGTGACCTTAGCGTCTTTGGGGCCAGTGGTGTTCTCAGAGGACTCTTGCGTGGTCTGGTTGATCTTCTTCAGTTGTAGCTCCTTGGCCCAACCTGAAAGAAAGATCGCCGACAGCCCCTCGCCGACAGAGATGGAGAGGATTGGATAGATCGAGTCGCTCGCGATCGAGGATCCGATCGAGGATCCGAACCCTCCTACACTGAAGTCGTAGAGGGTGAAGAGCGCCAGTGGTTCTTGTGCCACCATCCGCGCCTGAGAGACGATATTCAGTACACTGAAGCCCGCTTCAGCGTTGAAGGTATTGACCCAGCATCCTGCAGCTCGCGCCAGCTGCGAGATGATGTGCAGGTAGGACTTTCCGGAATTGACCAGCGGAACGACCTCCTGCAAGCCGAAGTACGAGTCCTCGTCAAGGAGCCAATCGTCGACGTTGGTTGAGACGTTCGCTCCCATCTTCTCGACGAGTTTGATGATGTGCGTTTGTCTGGTCTGACGCACCTCTGTCCCCGATGCCGAAGTAGCCGCGAGGTAGTAGCCCGCCGTACCGATACCCTTCAGGGTGATGGTCACGTCGGCCCCGAAGGTCACCTCCGGAGGCTGAAGAATTCCTTGGAACGGGATGTTCTTGGACGGGCCTGTTCCAGTGGAGTAGCCGAGGATCACCTCGATAGCGTTGATCGGGTATTCAAGTAGGGTCGAGTCGAGAATCTTCCGCGCGTCTTCCAGAGTTGGCGTCAGGACAACGTCGATGGTCGGTATTCCTCCCAAGTCGATCGAGACCGTCACCGACGAGAGATAGGAGAGGGTACTGGCGAACAGCGGGTCTCCGTTCTTCTCGCCCGCCGTCGTCCCCGTGAGTTCAACCGTCTGAGGATTCACTTGGGCGCTAGAGACTGACAACGGGAAGCGTTTCTCACCCTCCAAGCCCGGGTTCTTGAGGATCGCCGCGTACATGAAAGGACTGGAAAAATCGGTCTTCACAGCACCCTCCTACTGCTTGGTCTTCTTGGCGAACAGGGTGTCGGCAACATAGGTCGGCGACGGAATCCGGATGGTGGCCCCTACCTGCAGGTCAGTTGGCAGAAGGTAGAGGTCGTTGGCGAGCGCGATGACCCACCAGAGATTCGGGTCGTCGTAGTAGCTGAATGCGAGATTGTCGATGCGGTCGGTGATGTTGACGGTGATGTAGAAGTCGGACGGCTGGACTGGGACTTGGGGAAGATTGTCCAGCTCCCAAAAAGTCACGCCCCGCACTGTGAGCAGGTTCTTGAAGCGTAGTCGGCTTTGCCGAGAAACGACGACAGACATTGCTTACCTCAGGGATTAGAACGCAGACGGTAGTTTGCGGGAGGGGAGGTGCTTGCTAAGTCTGTAGCAGGAGACGGGCCTCGGGCCTTGGTTGTGGCTCCGGCTGCCGCAGTAGAGTTGCGGTTTTCTTGCAACACCCTCGCGATGGTTTCGAGGATGGCCGTTTGCTTCGCGGCCTCCGTGATCTGGTCCGCTGCCCACTTCGGATTCTCAAGCGCGGAGACGACCGCCGCCGAGTTTTCCTTGTTCGCCGAAGCCACGCTCACCCAGTCTGCCGGACCGCCTTTGTCGGCCAACACACCATCACCCATCGCGAGGTCAGGAAGACCCTTCTTCTTGCTTGGAGCAGCTGTCTCGGCATTCTTGGCCTTGAAAGCGGCGAAGTCCTTCTTCCCTTGTGCGATTTCAGCCGCACTGGCCCCCAATACCTTCTCAGGACCGTTCATATCCAGCATCCGAGCGCCGAGGCTCGTTATCTTTCCGTCGTCGAGACTTCGGTAAGCCTTGGTGGCGAGAGGATCCTTGATCCTCATTTCCATCTTATCGGGGTTTGCGAGGGCAGCGGCAACGTCGCTCTTCTTGGTGCTCTGTAGCCACGCACCAGCCTTCTTGATGTTAGCGATCGTGGCAGAGTCAATGCCGAAGAACTTCGCCAAGCCGGGGGACTCCGAGATGGTCTTTCCGAGGCCGACGAGCAGGTCGCCGATGGTCTGGATGATGCTGGTCAAGGGTGACGAGATAAGGGTGGCCAGCTTGTTCGATTGCTCGCGAATGAAGTTGAACACAAAGGCAAAGGCGTTGTAGACGACGTCGAACCCGCCCGTGAAGAAGTTGGCGATGTGGACGCCGACGTTCTCGAAGAACGTCAAGGTGTTCCGACCGATGTATGACAAGAAATTCCAGATGTGATCGCCGTACCATTCGACCGTCAAGAATATGTTGTTCCACATGCGGTCCCACGTTTCTCCGAACGAGTCGCCCTCCTGTTGAGCCATTGCGAACATGCCTGCAAAGAAGGCTGCGAAGGCGACGATCACAATCGCGGCAGCCGCTGTGATGGAGCCTGCGATGTAGAGGAAGACCTGCTTGATGCCGTGCCACAGGAGCTGACCCCAATTGCCGACCATCGTGAGCAGCCGTGGGCCGATGCTCGTGAAGACCTTCTTGAGGCCCCACCACAATAACTTGAAGCCTAGCTTCACGACCCCGCCAGCAATCGACGCGAAGACTGACGCGAAGGCAGCCATGATCGGACCGAGAAAGGTCAAACTGAGGATTGCGCCTGCAATCAGGAGCGGAAGGGACTCGCCGAACCAAGCCTTCATCTTCTCCTCGAAAGTCATGCTGGGGTCATCCCAAATGACAACCATCCGATCCCACCACCCAGCCATGTAGGTCTTCAGTTCCTCAAGCGCGAAGTCGAAGGCTACTCGCAAAGTCTCGCCAAGGGAGTGCCCGAGGCTCTCAGAGGTGCCTGCGTCCTTCGCAAGAGGGTCACCCATGAGACCGGCCCACATGCCCGTCAGCGCCTTCTTCGCCTCGCCGAACGCGAAGACCAATGCGTCGTGCAGCATGGTCCCGACGGCTCCTCCAATGACTGTCGCGTCCCCAGCCTCCGGGTCAACCTTCTCCCCCATCAGCCCCGACATGAACCCTGAGAACATCTCCTTGGCGAAGGCGAGGGCCTTGGTGAAGGCTTCCTTGAGGGTGAACATGACGGCTTTGAGGATCGCGTCTGTGTCCTTGTCACCCGTGATAGCGCCGTCACCGAAGAGTCCGCCGGACAGGATCTTGCGTGCGAAGTTGGAGATGAACTTGATGCCTGTCTCAAGGTATCCCGGCAGCTTCTCCTTCATGAAGACGATGATTTCTTTACCCGTCTTCTCCAGCGCCATGCGGGCGATGATGCTCGTGCGCTCTCCTGCCGTCAGACCCATCTTCTCCAACGCGGGCCCTACTTGGTCCTCGATGGTGAGATAGTTCGACATCAGTTCAGCGCCGAGCCCTGCGAAGACCCCAACCAGCGCGCCGAACGGAGACAGCAGATTGATGCCGAGAGCGCGGAGCTTGGCCAACGGCGCAGTCAGGGTTTCAGCTGCCGTTCCGAGCGCTGCCAGCGGACCCTGAAGGTTCGCAGGGAAGATGCCCTTCGCACCGAACTTCTGAATGTCCGCAAGTTTTCCGAGGACGAGACCGAGGGGCCCACCATCCGCCGCGACTTTCTCCATCTTCGCGCCAAAGCTGTTGAACGACGCTTGGCTTTCCGCGAGAAACTGATTCGTCGACACAGTCGCGAGGCCTCGGAAGCGCTGCAGGAAGCCTTGCTGCTGACGCTCGAACGCCTCTGCAGCAGTGATACCCGTCGTGAAACCTTCCTTCGCGAGCTTGCCTGTCGCCTGCGCTGACTCCGCAACCATCTTGCCGACGTCCACGGTGGTCAGGGCCAGACGTCCCTCGGCGGTCTGCAGCATCTTGACGATCTCATCACCGGACGCACCAAAGGCGCTCGACGCATGCGCGCGGAACAGCTCGACAGCGGCAGCGGCGTCTCCGTCGCTGAGACCGCCTACCGCCGTCGCGAACTGTTTCAGGAAGACTTCAGGGCTCTCGCTCATCGCGTTGAAGGCTGCTTCGATGCCCGGCCCAGCCTTGGCCAACCCCAGCGTGCTCTCGTGCAAGGCAGCGACCGCACCCGCCTTGAGATCTGCGAAGCCCTTCTTGCCCTCAGTCAGCGCAGTCGCGAGCCCAAGAGCCGTCTCCATCGCCTTCTCGCCGTTCCCAGTGACGGTACGGAAGGCTTGGGCTGTGGCGACAATGCCTTTGCCGAAGGCGGCAAGCTGTTCTGGAGAGTCGCCCAACATCTTGCGCGTGCTCAGGATCGACGTGATCTCGTCAACCTTCCCGAGCCCCAAGGCCGCATCCCCAGCGTCTGTCCCGAACTTCGTGAGCATGTCCGTGATCGTCGAGACGGCCTTGGGGTCGACTTTCTTTCCCATCTGCAGCAGCGAGTAGCCGAACTTGTCACCTGAGACGCCTGCAACTTCAGCCAGCTTCGCCAGCGTCGCCGCGCTGTCGACCCCCATGTCCTTCAGGATGTCGGAAGCCTTCATTTTACCGACGGTGGCCTCGAAGCCGTAGATTGCCTTCCCCGCTTGATCCGCCCCGATGTTCAAGCCGTAGGCCATCGAGGACGATTGCTTCTTGAACCTCGTCAACTCCTTGCCGGTGTAGCCCAGCGTTGCGCCGAGCTTCCGCGTCTCCTTGTCGAACGCAGTGAACGTCCCCTCAATCGAGGAGGTCAGCTCCTGTCCGCCTGTCCCGAGCGTCTTGAGCTTGTCCCCTAGATCCCCAAGTCGTTCAAAACTCAGGGCCGACAGCATGGTCTGGAGGCGCTGGAGCCCCAGCATCTCCTTCCCGAGCGAGCGGAAGTCCCGACTCAGCCCGGTGATGGCCTTGCCGAGCCCAAGGTCGTTTCCTCGGAAGCTGAAACCAAGACCGAAATTGAGGGCCATCGACTCTCCAGCAGAGGAGGGGTGGGGGGTCACCTCCGACGATTTTGTAGCACGACGGCCTGTCAGCGTCTCATTCGAGAGCGGGACTGCGAGTCCGCCTGCCGTTGCTTCTCCGCGCGAGTTTTCTCCAGTTCAACCTTCCACTGAATGAGCCTGTGACGCCGGGTCGTCGGGATGCTCATGATGTCCGTGTAGGCCGATCCAAACGACTCCATCATGAACGCGATTTCGTCTTCGAGTCCTTCTGGACTCGACCCGGGAAGAAAAAACCGGGCTGACCCAAGTCCAGCTCGCTCTTGTACTCGTGCGAGCAGACAGGACACTGCATGTCCATCTCGGTGTCAACGCCCCCGTCCTGCCCTTCCATCATGGACCGCAGGCCCTGACGATCTCGGAACGACAGCCCTCGGATGTCGTGCATCGTCGGCGTCTTTCCGTCGAGAAGTTCGATGCGCGAAAGCAACAGGGCTGAGGGCTTCTCGTCGTCAGCGACCTTGCTGGCACGTTCCTCGTCGGCACCCGTCCCAAGACGATGGCGAACCTTCCGGCCCGATGGGAGCACGTCGTCGAACACGCGGACCATCGGGTTGGTCATCTTCTGGACGGTGAGGTCGCTGAGATCGAGGATGTAGTTGCCCTTGCTCTTGCATTCTGGACAGACCTCCTCGACAGGAAATTCGTCTCCCAGAGACGTGCGGCGAAGGGCCAGCAGCAGGAAAATGCGGTCGCCAGTCGGGAGGTGGGAGATGATGCTGGGGAACTGCCCCCGGTCCGTGATGGTGCCGATGCGCTCCAAACAGGCAGACAAGAGCATCCCGAGCTTCTTCTGCACCCCGAGCTTCGGAGTGGCGAGAAGGTCTTCTTCCCGCCCCGTCATTTCCCTCAGGTGGACCTCAGTGTGAAGCACTCCAAGGTTGTCGAGGTAGCCGCACGGCAACTCGAAGACGCCGTTTGTCGGCTTCGGAGTGTCGATCAGGTTCTGGTTGATGTTCTCTGAGAAAGTCGGTGCTTTGTCGCTCACGTCTTGTTCCTTCCGGCTGCGTCCACCAATGGCGAGGCTTCCGCCTCGTACATGCAGAAAAGGGCTTTGAGAGCCGTCGTCACGGTCATCCCTTGCCCGTCCACGATCGTTTTGAAAGTTGAGTACAGGTCCGACTCCACCCAGATGTTGAGCCGGACATCAGACCCTGCGTCCTGATACGACGAGAGGTCGTCGAAGCGTGCTTGGTCGGCGACGTAACGGCCCATCATGTAGCGCACCAAAGCGCCCATGCTGCTCGTGTGGCCGACGTCCCGTCGCTCCTGCAGCTTCTTGTAGAGCCGGTCGGAGACCCAGATGTTGACGAGACGCTTTCCTTGCTCCGCGACCTTCTTCGGGGAGACGCTGGAGGCCAGCTCGCATGCCCGGCAGAGGAGCACGGAGTTCGCGAGGAGCAGTTTTCCGCCCGCCTCCTCCGGAACGATGAGTCGGGGTTTGAGCTTGTGCTCCCCTCCGCAGTTCGCACATTTTCCGTGTGCAGCGTCGTAGACCATCTGCGACCACATCCGGCGGTCGTCGGGTTCTGCTGGGTCCGTCAAGATCGCACCTGTTGGGACCATATGGCCCGCGTCCATGTTGAGCATGCCTTACCTCACACTCGATGTATCATACTCCCAAAAAAAGCCCACGCGAAGTGGGCGGTGTGTTCAGGGGAGCCATCCCATCGCCTTCAGTGCCCGCAGATACTCTGCGTCTCCAGCCTTGAGCGCCCGGAGAGCGCGGACCGATGCGGATTCCCACCCAGATGCCGCAGGATTGGGGAACGGGTTCTTGGTGGGCGGTCCAAGGGGAACGGCGTAAGCGCCTACGTTGGCGGTCGTGGTGCCCTCCTGCTGGGCAAGAAGCGCCTTCATGGCGTCCATCCTCGCTTGCTGCAGCTGAGGAGACGGGGGCGGACGGTTGAAGCTCCTTCGCCCCATCTCGTGCGCTTCCTTCCACGTCGCGCGACCGGCAACGTGTTCAAGGACCTCCTCGTCCTCTTCGCCGAAGATCGAGGCGACGGACTCGGACGCCCCACGCAGGACGTCGGCGGTCGCACGCATCTGCCCGCGCAGATCGGCATACTCGGGGTGGCGGGAGCGCTTGCGGTAGATGCCGGAGAGGACGTCGAGCATGTCCTCGACGCGGCCCGTGCGGTCGACGAGGTCTTCGAGCTTGGCCTTCAGGTCGAAGGTGTCGTCGTTGGATTCGGAGTGGCGCATCCTCGTAGTCTACGCAGACAGCGCAATTTCCTCCACGAATTCCGGCTGGATGTCCATCTCCTGAATCGAGACCTGCCCAGAGGTCGCATCGAAGTCTGAGCCGGTCTTGTACCTGAGCGGAACACAGTTCTTGAGGAGGAAGGCGCGTGCGGGGATCTTGATGCTGGTCGCCTGCGAAGTAGGCGCGTTGGGAGCGAAGTTGGCCGCGAGGGTTGCCGCACCTAGAGACCCAAGTTGCACGCCGGACGCGACGCCTGCCTCGACTCCAGGCAGCAAACCAGCTCCCGCACCGACAGCAAAGCCGGTCACGGTCGACAGCCCTGTTGCGAGACCTGCTGCCAAGGCAACCTGCTCCCCTACATTTCGAGCGGGGGTGTTTCGGAAGAAGTGAACCAGAAGCAGGGTTCGGCGGTAGGTGATGCCGCCAATCTGGAGCCCGGAGAGCCCGGTTGTTCCCGCAAGCGCGGCCATCGTCCACTTCCAAAAGTCCGAGTTGAACCACGTCACGCCCCGAGACAGCGTGATCGACCCGACGCTCGCGCCCTTCACCACGGTCTTCGTGAAGGGCCAGTTTCCTTCGTTGATCTGCTGAGTCTCGACAGTGATCTCCGGGGAAGACACCGCAGAGAACCCCGAGAGCGGGGTGAACAATGGCAGCGCAGGCGCGAAGTCGATGGGGGCGACGTCGTAGAGCCAGAAGTTGTTGTCGCGCAGTGGGTCAAGCAGGTTGGAGCGCGCCATCAGTCACCTTCAAAGAAAAACGCCGGAGTCGAGGCTACCTCAAACTCCGGCGCCAGTGGGTCAGACCCGTCTCAAGAAGGCCTGACGTCGATTCTTGCGTCCACCACGTCAAAGTACTCGAAGGCAATGTCCAACTCAGACACAGAAATGTCGCTCGACGAGGCATCGAGGTCACCCGCGACCTTCGCGCGGATCGGGAACGCCTCGTACAGGTTGTAGGTGCGGGATGGCTCCGCTGAAGACTTCAGCGCCGCTGATTCCGGCATGCCGCCAGACGTGCTTGCGGTCGTGATGGGAACCGGGCGAGTCAGCACCGAGCGGTTGAAGTGCTTGATGCTGACCGTCGTCCGGTAGTCCCCGGAGCCTTCGACGACCACGCGGAGCCAGTTCCAGAAGTTCGAGCCGGTCTGGGTGACGCCCTTTTGCAAGGTGATGTCACTGACAGTCGTATTGCCCGGGTACTTCTGCGGGTAGTTGAAGTGCCCTTCCCGGTATTCCACGGCCTCCGTCGTCGCTTCAGGCGTCGTGCAGGACATAAAACCTGCAGGTACGTTCGACGGAAAGATCTCAGGACGCAGTGTGTCGGGAATTTCCGCACCAGTCGTCACGTGGAACCGCATCGAATGCAAGAAGTCGGTGGCTGCTGCGCGTGTCATGTCTGGCTCCTAGAGCAGATGATAGGGTTCCGAAGACGCTGAACCCTATCAGGCTTCGCGACGGGCGGTGATGACGATCTCGCCCGTCACCGAGCGGTCGCTACGACGAACGAAGAGGCCGACAGACGCGCCGGGGGTCAGGACCACCGAAGCGTCGCCTGCGCCCAGCGACATGACCGGGTTGACGCCAGTCGCTGCCGAGGAGATGGTCGCCGCCAGCGTGCCCGCTCCGCCAGCCGCAGAGCGGATGGTGAGGCCCGAGCCGCCAACGGCTGTCGAAATCGAGGCGAACGCATTCAGAATGCGGACCTTGTACGGCAGCGTGTTGACCGCGTAGATGGTCACGTCGTCAGCCGTACCGGGGGCACCACCCGAGGCGAACGCCTTGCGGAAGATGACCGGAGCGGAGTCGATCGCTGCAGCAGCAACCGGAGCAACTGCCAGCGCGCTCACCGAGCCGGGAGCGATAGGCGAGGGAAGCGGGATGGAGGCCAACTCATCCGCCGTGTAGGCGATGGATGCGGTCAGGACTCCGTCAGCGACTGCAGCTTGCAGGCCCGCCATCGACGAGATTTCCGCAGGCGACCGGCTGACGACGAGGGTCTGTGCTGCGGCGATGTCGACGTAGACATCGTTGAGGAAGAAGGCCGACGCCGAGATGTTCGTGATCGAGAGGGAAGCCATGTGAGTTCTCCTGCAAGCTGGGGGAAGAGTACGAGGGTTCAGAGAGAAACACCAACGGGACCATATGGACCCGTTGGTGGAAAGTCAGGAATTGAGGGACTTCTGCTGGAAGCGCATTCGCACGAACTCAGCAGGCTTGTTCGGGGCTGCACCGATGTCGATGATGACTTGACCCGCTTCGATGGTGGCCGGGGTATTGTTCGAGGAGTCGCAGACGACGAAGAACGCCTGTTGAGGGTTCACGCCCGCAAAGAAGCCTTGCGAGAACAGGTTCCCCATGTACGAGTCCAATTGCGCTTTGATGCGCGACCAGAGGCCGGGGCCATTGTTCTCGAAGACGATCCACCACGTAGCGTTGAAGACCGACTTCTCCAAGAACATGAACAGCCGACGAGCGTTGATGTAGCGCCAGTCGGGTACGTTCGAGATGGTGCGGACGCCCCACACCGCGAGCCCAGTCTGCGTCGACGAGATCAACGGGTTGACCTTGTTCGGGTAGAGGAGGTCACGGTCTTCCTGCGTCGGAGACGTTTCCAGACCCACGAGGTAGGTCAAGGCGCCGTCCACGGTGCCGCCGGGGCTCTTCCCGACGTTCCGGTTGTTGTCCGTGCGGGCGTAGACACCCGCGATGTGCCCAAGGGCAGGCATCAGCGTGGGCCGGTTGTTCATCAGGGGATTGGAAACCCGGACCCACGGCCAGTAGAGCGCCGCGTAGTCCGAGGACCGTGCGAGGCTGAACCGGAACCAATCGACCGCCCTCTGGGCCGTCAGCCCGGCAGGCGGGGTGAGGATGATGAAGCGGTCACCACCCTGCGGCATCAGCGCGCGGCCAGCGGCGTAGTCGAGCTGATCCTGCGAGATGATCACGTTCCCGGCGAAGTCGACGATCGTGATCTGCAGCAGCTCCTCGACCTTGTTGAAGGCGTACATGCCCTTGTAGGTCGCAGCCAGCGCCGTGGCGTCGGTGAACTGCGACCGACCCCAGTTCGTCGAGTCGAACGTGCCTTCCTCACCCGGCAGGTAGTTCTTCGAGCTGTCGCCGAGGATCTCGGAGTGAACCGTCTCGGCCACCTTGTCGGCAAAGGTCGCGACGACGAGCGTGGCTCCCTTGATGTTGTTCAGGGTGGTGAACTCGACCGCGCCGGTCTCGTAGTCGACGGTGTTGACCGCCGAAGTCAGGGCTGACCCCACCAGATTGCCGTCACCGTCGTCCGTGATGACGCGCGCCGTGCCGCCCGTGTCGGTGTAGGCGATCGACACCGTCCGAGGCGCGATGGGTCCACCGAGCGAGGTCGAGAAGACTCGGTTGGGAGCCAGCGCGTTGCCGCCGCCGAGGGACAACGTGTGCGGGACCGCATTCAGCTGGTAGGGCGGGATGTCACCGGCAGGCTCGTTGATCCGGATGAAATCGGACAACTCGTTCACGACGTCGGCAAAGTAGACAGGCGAGGTTGGGTCGTTGAAGACCATCTCCTCGTACTGCTCGACGACGTTGAAGGACGACGTCGGCGTATTGCGCAGCAGCACCAGCATGTCGAAGCGGGTGTAGACGCCGGTCGAGGCATCAAAGAAGTTCGGCGATCCAGCGATCTGGACCTGCAGGTTGTTTCCCCACGTCCCAACAGAGATCGGGTCAACCGACCACGCGTTGAGCGTGTAGTCCGAGAGGAGAGGGCTCTTGTTGCAGGGGATGAAGCCCGTGAGGTCGAGCGCGAACGCACCTGAGGAGTAGTCCACGGACCCGGGGGTCGCGACATCGCCGAGCCACAGACCTGCTGCCGAGGCGACGATCGGGGCGACTGAGAAGCCAGCAGCGGCGACGCTCTCCGAGAGCACAGGGGTCGGGGCGACGGACGAGTTCGGCACCAGTTTGATCTGGGTCAACGATCCAGCCACGGCTTCGGCCTTGAGCAGAAGCAGGGGGGCGTTGTTGATGGCAGCGATCGTCGCAGCCTGAATCGTTGCCGTGGAGTCCGCGAGGGTGAACGGGATGGGGAGACCCGTCGAGGCGCCGTTCGAGTCGTACTCGAACGTGACCGGCGGGTTGACGCCATCATCGATAATGAAAGCGTCGGTGTCGATGAGGGAGGCGCCTGCAACAATCGAGATGGCTGCGAAGCCGTCGACTGCCGTGCGGGTCGCAGTCGTCGGAGTGAAGTCCGCCGTGACGAGGGCACCGTTGTCTGCGAGCACCGGAACGAACGTCCCGAAAGTGCGGAGCGAGAAGCGCCCCGAGCGCGAGTCGAGGATCACGATCGCGCCGTCAGTGCCGTCACCGACCGAGGCTTGGACGATCGAACCCGTCCCTGCAGGAATCAAGATGGCCTGCGCACCGGGGCCCGCGAGCGTGAAGTTGATGGTGACGGTACCGCGCACGACGGCGTCGAGGTTGTTCACCAGCGTGGGGAGGCCAGCGGGATTGATGCGACCATCGTAGCTCGCCTGAGCCGTCACCAGCGAGAGGTTGGCGGTGCTGTCGCGATTGCGCGTGTTCTGAGCGACCACAGGGGCGCCTGCCGAGCGCCAGTTGACGTTGATCGAGCCGGGTACGAGGGGAGAGGCCCCCGCAGCCGTCGGGAACGAACCGGTGAACGCCGTTGTGACGCCGTCGCCCGTTCCGATGCTGTCGTCGGTGAGGTCTGACTGGATCTTCGCATTGGCAGCCACCGCGTTCGCGGGAGGAACACGCACGATGAAGGCACGACGGCCACCATTGGCGAAGAACGCCGCGAGCGAGAGAGGCATGAGGCTCTGCGTGACCAGCCCACCGAAGATGCGGGAGTACTGCTCGAAGCTCTGCACGAGCACAGCCTCGTTGGCCGGACCACGCTCTGCGTATCCCACGGTGCCGAGGTTCGAGGTCGTCACACCGGGAATGATCTGCGCCGCCGTCGGGACTTCTTCGACGAAAACACCGGGCGAGAGAATGTCAGCCATGTCGTGCTCCTACAGGTGAACAATGTCGCGGAAAGGGAGAATCACTTCTTTTCAGGCGACGGAAGGATGGGGTCTTCCTTGACCTTGGCCTCAGGCTTCGCTTCAGGCTTCGCTTCAGGCTTCGCTTCAGGCTTCGCTTCAGGCTTCGCGGGAGCGGGGGCCTTCTTGACAGCGACGGTCACACCGGACTTCGACTTCTTCGCCGCGATGAGGGGGATGGTGCGAACCTCAGGGATCAGCGCGCGCTGGTCGAGCAGGCTCTTCATGGAAGCCGACAGCTCCACATCATCGGAGAGCGAGGTCCATGCCTTCGGAGGGAAAACTGCGACCTTGCCCTCGATGGTGGCTGAGACGGAACCGCGAGTCGTGTTGTAGAACTTGCTCATGGATTCTTCCTCTGGAGGGAGAGTACTGGCGGTTGCGTTGCAGTGCGGGAAATTGTCGGGTCAGCAAGATCGTATTCTGCTTCGACCCTGATGGTCACGGCAAATTGGATCATGCGCTCCAAGATGCCTGCGACGTCATCCAAGTTGATAATACCTTCGTTGAAAGCCTCGTAGGAACGAGGAACACCGAGGGAGTCCGTCACCCAGACCTGACCGTACACAGGCCAGATTTTCAGGATGTGCGTGAGCATCCGATTCGCTGCGCTTCTGCCGGGTCCACCGCGCAGCGAGTTGTAGATGTTGACCGTGTAGGTGAGGTCGTAGGGCGTTGCCGCCTCTTGCATCGCCATACGATCTGCCTGCGTGCGAGGACCGTTTTGGGTCTGAGCCGTGACGAACGTCGCTGTCTTGGCCGGGGCCCGGTACTTCTGCGTGAAAGGGTGCAGCCGCTGCTGAGACACCGAGATGTCGTCGCGCGTGACGACGAAGGCCGGGTACCGGAAGTTCGCGTAGAAGTCTTCCGGGTACATGAAGTAGACCGGGATCCCCGGGTCACCCGGAGGGGGCTCGACTCCATCAATGGTGATGTAGAAGTGGCTGCCGTTGACTCGCCCACCCATCGACTCGATGAAGCCTTGGTCAAATGACCGGAGGTCAACATCGCCGTTTGGCAGGGCACCCGTAACCTGTTCGAGGAGAACAGACGGGTCTGTCATTGGGGTCAGGCGCTCTCGCCGAACTGAGCATCAGCAATCGCCATGACCATGTCGCCGAACGCCATGATCTTCGCTTTGCCGATCCACTCAGCGGTGGAAACAAGATCGTCTTCCGGGGGGAGGAAGGGCAGAGAACCCTCCTCAGCGACAGCGTCTGCTGCGTCGAAGACGAAGTCGACAGCGCTCTCGGAGTCGAGGTCGTAGGCGTCCTCGATGCCAGCAGCGATGTCGAGCATGTAGTCGATGAGCACGTCGTTCACGTCGCTCACGTTCTCGGCGCCGCCGGTTCCAGCTTCACCCTCGCCGTGCTCAGTGTCGATCTCACTCTCAGGACCCCATGCCTCGCCTTCCATCTCCGCGAGTCGTTTGCGGATGCCTGCGAGCTTCTGGGAAACACTGATGGCCATAGAGTCCTCCGTAGGGTCTGCTTGTTCTACTGCACTCACCGAATTTTGTCTTGAAACTCTTCAAACGAGTCGATCTCCGTACCGGGAACCGCTGGGGATGACAAGTTCCTCCAAGACTTCCACCCGTCAAAGTCCCAGTCCAGCATAGCCCGTCCGACCACTTCGCTCTCAAACAAGGCAGCGACTCGCTGCTTGGTGGCAACGATGGCCGGGCGCCAGTGCGCGACACTCCGAGACCCTCCCAGCCCGTACTCCAGTCGAAGCGCGGTGTACGCCAAGTCGGTTGTTGCCGTGACCTTCTTGGGAGGGTCGACCTTCAGCCCTTCGTCTTGGAACGCCTTGGACCATTCTGGGCGGCTCTTCAGAAGCTTCTCGCGAACCCCCTCCACCTCTCGGGTTGAAACCTTCCGCTTCGTGACCGTCGCGACCGACGTCGGAGGCTTGAAGGGGAGAGTGTCGGCGGTCCACGGTTGGTACCGCATCAGCAGCTTGACGGCGGGGTGCGGCTTCCGTTCGTTCTTTGGCTTGAAGTAGAGAACGTCCCGGGCGCCGTCGACCTCCTCAGCCTTGGTCGGTTCCGATGCCACTGCGAAGACCGGGTTGACGACGCCAGACTGTACGAGGCGCAGAGAACTGCGGTATGCAGCGTAGTCTGCCCCTGTCGGGATGCGAGAGACCACCTCTTCGAGCATGATCTGCGCGGCGTTGTGGACGATGTAGCGTTGGATGGCTTCAGCTCGAAGCTTCAAGAAGCCTTGCTCGACCATCGCCAGCGTCATGCGGGTTCCCATGTCGGGACCGATTTTGATGTCGATGGACGGCTTCGGCATCAGCCCTTCTCCGCGTCGATCTTCTCAAATTCAGCTTCAGTCTCAGCGATCCGCTCCCAAACAGTTTTCTTGCGGGGAGGGAAGAGTGTGGCGAGGGTCTTCTCGACTCCGCCACCTATGTTCACCAAGGCTTGAGCTTCTTGAGGGAGCTGCATGTTCGTCGGTTTGAGCGTTGGAAGCATGCGCTTGTGCTTCTCACATACCCCGAAACGGCGAGGTGACCCCGGCTTGGCGATGACTCCCGCTGGGGGTTCCCCGCAGATGAAGCACCACTGGTCGAAGGCCGTCATCGGGCCTGCGTACTCGTGGAAGTCATCACCTGCGAGCGGCGACCCACACGGCGTGCGAGACGTGCAGCGGTCCCCCGGGAGATTCAGGTCGCGGCCCTCCCAATACCGAGGACAGGTGGCGCACACAGTCGACAACCCACCTTGGACCGCGAGGGCCACCCGCACACTGTGCTGCGACAATTGACCTCCTAGACCGCCGCCTTGGCAACCTTGAGGGCCTTCGTCGCCTTCGAGGCGTT